CTTAAATTGTTTAGACAATCTTATTTTATTATCAATATATTCTTCAGCATTAGTTTCAACATTAAGTTTTAATCTAAATGTATTTTGTCCTTGTACACCTGTTCTTTGGTCACCTCCTAGAGTATCAGTAATATAAAACTCTTTACCTTTACTACCTTTTACCATTTTAATAATAAACCTATCATCATTAAATATATCTATAGGTTTGTCAGACATATCTTGTACTTGTTTCAAGTGTTGTACAAATGAATAATAATTATCATCAACTTTAAACATTGAACCACTTGCTGTTTCACCTAATTTACCATTAGTATAAACAAGATTATTATTAGCATCTACAGTAGCTCTACCCAATGCAAGTTCAACAGCACCTTTTATTCCATTATTTACAACTTCAAAATAAGACTTTAAATTAGGGTCTTTTTTATCTAACCCCATTATCCATTCATTAGCTGAATAATTTTCATTATTTACTTTTTCTGCATATTTATTATAAGCATTATCATACACAGATTTTAAATAGTTGTAATTGGTATTTTTTATATTATTTGCTATTTGTTCTTCAATACTTTTTTTACCCCTAAAAGAAGTATCTATTAGAATTTCTTTTCCCCCAAAATCTATATATTTATATGTAACCCAACCAATACCACCTGTTTTTATTTTATATTGTTGTCCATCTATACTTACTGTTCCAGAGTCTTCATTATAATTAATACTTAAATTATTAAAAGCATTACCATTTTGACTACTATAATAATTATCAAAAGCATTTTTAAATTTAGCAATTTGGTCACTGTAATATTTTCTTGAAGGTTCATCAAGCTTATTGAAATTACCTTTTACTTGATTTACAGCATTTATATAATCAAGATTTACACCAGCATTTTCAAGTAATTGTTTAAATTTAGGGTCATTGTTTTGATTTGTAATTCTAAGCATTTCATTAGCCACACCATAATATGCAGAATCAACAAGTTTTTGTTGGTTTGGAGAAAGTTCTTTACCTGCTTTCTTATCATTAAGAGCTGCTTCAAGCTCAGCTTTAACTGTTTCAGGTGTTCCATTATATTGTAATGAAACATTCTCAAAAGCATAAACTTTATCTTCTTCTTCAAGTTCTTTATCAAACCTTTTCTTAGCTTTATAGTTTTCAAGTTCAAGAGATGCTTTATCTCTTTGTAATCCATAAGGGTTAGCTTGCATCTTATGCCATGAGTCTTCCTGTCTATACGTATAAGACTTAATAGCATCTAACCAATTAGAAAGTGTTCCTGTTTCATTTATTGAACCATCAGGATTAAGATAATTACTAAGACCTAATCTATCAGATTGTTTAAAATATGCCATAGCAGCAGGGTCAGAGAGAACTTTATTTAAAGCATAGTTTCTAATATCTCTTTCTGTAAGCTCTTTTACTTCATATCCATCATCATAAATCCAAGTACCATTAGCTGTTTGTCTGGAGTTCTTTTTAATATCAGCTTCCATTTTTAAGATATTATTTTCTATAGCTTGTTGGTCAAAAGCTTTAAGACCATTTTCTTGCTGCCACACACCTCCTGTTACAGAATTACCTCCCCAATTTTTTCTTGCTTCTGAGAATAAAGCATTATATAAAGCTGGGTTATCTTTAAGTATTCCTGCATTTTCTTTTTTCCAAGCTTGTTCTTGATTATAATTATTTACCATCTTACCTATAGGACCATCTTCAAAATCAGAAATAAGGTCTCTTCTGAGACCTTTTACTCTGTCCATATATTTATGGTAATTTTGTTTATCAGCCATCATAGCTTTAGCAATATCATCTGCATTTTGCATATAATATTCTTTAGCTATACGAGCATTCTCATTTTCTTCTTCAGAGTTTAAATGATTAAATTTTAAATTCATAAACTCCTCAAGAACAGCTTTTTGAGTATCATATTGTTGTTGCTCATTTAAAAGAGCTTTCATAGCCAATTGCATGTCAGGATTAAATACACCATCTACAAATTGGCTTTGAGCTGTTTGATAATATCTTCCCATGATTACTTTCCTCTACTTGTTCCAAAAAATAACTTAACTTTATTAAGAGCTTCTTTATCTTTATCCTTGTAAATTCCTGTTATAAATGTATTCCAAAACTCTATAACTTTATTATCATTTACATCAAAGATGCTCTTATTACTATCAGGGTTTTGAGAATCAAATTCTTCTTGGTATTTTTCAACAAGTTGTTTATTCACTTCTACAGTATCTTGTATTGGTTTACCACCTTTTTTAGTAGGAGGCACTGTAACTTTAAATTCATACAAACCACCTATCCTTGTTTCTTTACCTCCAGCACCTGATATTAATTTACTAATATCTTTTTTCTTTTCTTTTACTTCAGTGGCTTTACCATTCAAGTATTCATAATCTCTCATACTCTTAGCACTTGTGAATTTCTCACCATTTTTACCTGTAAAGTTTTTGAAGTTTCTATATCTTTCTTCATTACTTAAAAGGTCTTTTTGATACTTAGCATATTTCTTACCTTCTTCAGACCATTCATTATCACTATAAGCTTTTCTACTAGTCATCATATCATCTACACTATCAAAATAATCATTGAAGTTAGTTCCTGTAACCCTATTAAAAGCTTCTATGTTTTTCTTTTCAAGTTCTTTCTCTGCTTTCTTTTTACCTGATAAATCAAACTCTTTACCTCCAGGAACTACTGCATAATGGTTATTAGGGTCTACCTCTTTACCATCTTTATCATACATAGTATCACCTTCAATAAAGTAACCTTTAGTCTTATAGTTCTTCAAGTAATTATCATACTCAGATTGATTTTTACCATTCCAATATCTCTTCTCAGGTGTCCAAGTATTTTCATTACCTTTAGCACTGATAGTACCATCTTTATTAACTTTAAAGTCTTTAGATAATTGATTAACTACATTAAATCCAAAATCTCTTTCTCTCCAATCATTAAGAGTTTTACCTATTTCTTGAATACCTCTATTACGAGTTGCAATATCTTGTTGTAATTGCTTATTAAAGTTATCTCTATCCTGTCTATCTGCAATATCTCTTTGGTAATTTCCAGACATTTGCATTTGGTCTTGTCTATCTAACATTTGAGCTATCTGAGAATCTATACCAGCTACTTGTTGAGCATATTGCATATAAGCTGCATTATCTGCTGCCATTTGTTGAGCTTCTGTAGCTAAATTCATAGCTCTCATTGTATTTATACTACGAGCATTATTATTAGCTTGTGACTTATAAGCATTGGTGTTTAATTGGTTATTTTGAATAGCTTGGTCTAAGTTATTTCTAAGGTTGTTTTTTACCTCTTCCATTTGTTTTAGACCTCTTACTCCATAGTTCTCATAAGGATTTATATTTGGGGTATCTCCTGCTCTATTTCTTAAAGTCATATCAGCAGGGTCAAAAGCTGATTTATATTTACCATAAAGATTTATTGCATCACCTATAGTTGGTAAATTAGCCTCTGTTATAAAGTTCTTAGCAACTTGACCTGCATTAGACCAGAAACCACTTTTTTTTGAATTATCATTATTATTAGTAGGTTCTTGTTCTTCTGAAGTATATTCTTCAGGATTTAGACTATTATAATAATTTTTCCAATCTTCTTTTGTCATAGGATTTAAATCTCTTATGACAGTTTCTCCAGGAACATAAGTTGGAGTAGCTAATACAGGTGGTTTTATGTGAGAATCATATCTAGGTTCTACATAATAACCCCTCTCTTCTAATAAAGGTGATTTATAAGAAACTTTTTTTTTAATATGTCCTCCATAAGCAAAGATATCTTCCTCTTCTAACATATTAGATTGTGGGTCAAACATGGAATCTTGTTGCATTTCTTGAGTTTGGTGCATATAATTCATATACTCCATATCCTCTTGTTCCTGCTTTGCAAAATCTTTTTGAGTCTTTTCTAAAGTCTTTTTTAGAATCTTATCATTGGGATTTCTCTTTACTAAAGCCTCTAATTTAGCTAATCTTTTTTCTCTAAAAGCTTTTCTCTCTGCCATAGTTTTACCATCAGCTCCTTGTAATCTTTTAGAATATATTTGGCTACCTTCTGGAACTTGCATATCTATACCTCCTTGTTCATGAGAAGGTCCTTGTAATTCATACATATTTCCATTAGGTTCTTCTACTATTTCCTGACCTTCTGCTTCAATAGGTACATCATTTATGCTACCTCCAAAAGCTCTTTTTGAATTTTCTCTTTGATACCCTTTTGGATAACGTTGTAATGCTTCTTCATAAGATAAATCATCATCTATTATAAAGTTTGCATCAGGATTATTCATTCTAAAGTCTCTCATTAAAACATCTACATAGTTTTTCTTGCTTCCTACATAAAAACCTTTATCTTCATAAGGTACAACAACCATGTAACCTGTTTTTCTTGTAGAAGGTACTGCTACATAGTGGTCACTAAATGCAGCTCCTTTCTTATAGTTATCATAAGGAACTACACTATCAAATACTTTAGCATCTCTATCTTGCTGGAACAAAGCATTATCTTGATTAAATCCAAGACCTGTCCCTGCATTAGAAGCTTGTAAAAGAGATGCTTGACCTGCTTTATATTCATCATCTGTTTGGTCTCTGTATATTACAGTTCCAGATCTTATTTTTTTCTTAGGAGGTTTTACAGGGTCACCATCTGTAATTTCACCCCCAAAGGCTCTAAGAGAGTTTATACCTAAGTAGTTTGAAGGTAAAGAATTGAAATATTTACGAGTTTCTCCAAAAGATATTTCAGGGTCAAATTTTACATTAGCATTAGGATTGTTAGCTATAATATCTTTATACAGAAGGTCAAAATTATTCCTATTATTAAATATTCTATTTGTACCTATAATAGCTACATTACCTCCACCAAGGTCTTTGAATTTATACCTTCCTTTAAATTTTTGAGAAGGTACTAAGGTATCATAAGTAGTGTATCCATCACTTATTAAAGCATCTTCATCATATCCTAAAGGAGAATCTGTATTACTATCTAACTCTAAGCCTGTACCCTGTGTATAAGCATTTCTCATAGCTATTTTACCATTAGCTATTTCTTGTTGAGTTTGTTTCCTATAAACTTTTCTTCCTGGTTTTATAGGACCACCTCCTGTATCAAATATGGGTTTATTAGTATTCATATTACCAAAAGTATAATTTAAGTTAGTAAAACTTGGGTCATTAGTATTTAAACTAAAATCACCTATTTCAGGTAAATTATAGTTATTAGCTGAAGCAACATAAGATGCCATAGGCAATTCATTATCTCCAAATTGTTTTTTAGGAGCATTGTAAGTAAATCCTCTACCAATACCTTCAGGTAAACTCTTTAAAGCTGATGAATTTGTACTTTTTGCTCCTTTATTGTAAGAACCAATTCCTGATATAGAATTACCTAAAGCTGTAGCTATATCTCCAGCAATAACCCATGGTTTAGCAGCTTGTTCTGCATCAGCCATAGCTTTTACAAGATTTATATTACTTTGTGCTATAGCCTCTTCTGGAGTTTGTATTTTCATTGGTGTTCCACCATAGGCTCTCTTTTGTTTTCTTTTCATAATTAATATTGACTTATATTATTATTCTCATTTGTAATAAACAATACTAATTTAGTATTCTTATTTTCCTCCGCAAAATTATCAAAAATTAATCTCACTACCAAAAATTTATCCCTGAAATTTTCAAGATTAAACCAATCTTTATTTACATCTAAAGAGTCTTCATTAAGGGTTTTATCCATATAATCTCCTTGATACTTGTTAAAAATATCCATTATATCTTCACTCCAGATAGGTGTTTCATAATTAATTCTTATATCTCTTACATCATTTACTAACCAATCTTTTTCATTCCTATCAATAAGAATACTATTGTTATTTTGATTAACAATTTGATTCTTTAAGTAATCCTCTTGCTCTTCTGTGATATCTTTTACTCTTAAAACTAATTCTCCAGAACACTGTCTTGTATTGTAAAAAACAGCTCTATTAAATGTATCCCATCTTTTAGTATACCATTCTTTTTTAGCATTATCAAATTTATAAGCTTCTGTTATAAATCTTAGATGATTAAAAATATTAGTAACTATAGGATTATTGCCACTAACATACTCTACAATATAAGGGTGTTGTTTACCATAGAAATTCTGAAATAAATATAGATTATTATGTAAGTATATATTCTTATTTCCATAAACCCAACTAAAGAATATATCATTCATTCTCACATAAGCATTAGGTATATAAGAATGAAAAGATGCCCATGTATTATTCTTTAAAGAAAAACTGATGGTCCAACCATTATTCATTATATTATCTGTAGATACAGTAGCTCCAGAAAAAAATACATTATATATCTTTTCTGTATATCTGAAAAGAACTCTTTCTTTTACTACAACTTGATATGTTATTTCACAATTTTTTATACCTTTAAATGTGAATTCCATTTCAGGAGTAAGAGTAATATTAACAGGGTTTCCTTTTAAATCTTCTATCCTACTTACAGATTGTAATAGTTCTTTTTTCTTATCTAAATCAGAACCTTCCATTATAGCTTTATTTTTTGATATCTCAAAAAAAGCTTTTACTGAATTATCTCTAACACATAAATTATAATCTTTACTGTTACTTAATATCTGATTAGGTATATAATCTTTCTTAGTAACTATTATTCTTTCTTTATCTTGGTCATAGGTTAGTATAAACCCTGTACCTAAGAAATTAGATGGATTATCATTATAAGGATATTCTGTACCATTATTAATTCTATAGGTCTTATTTAGTTCTAATTGTATATGATTGTCAAACCAATTAGACATACCTATATCAGATATAGGAATTAATTTACCATCAAATTTATATATTTTTTTTTCTCTTTCAGATACAAAGAAGTATCCATAAGGTGTTATAATTTGAGCTTCTCTTTGTTGTAATCCAGCTGAGTTTCCATACTTATCATCTAAAATAGGTAAAGCAGGTAAAGAACCAAACTCACCTGTTCCTATATAGGATACTACACCATTTGTAATTCTCTCTTGATAATTTGTAGGCTGCATAAACAAACCTTCTTTAGTATGTATATAAAGCTGATTATTAAATGTAAAAATATTTGTTATATCTCCATACTCACCTGTTATATCTTTGTAATTATTAGGTAAGAAAATCTTGTAGTTATCTGTCAATGTTTCAGATTGAGATACCTCACTCCATACAAACCTTTGAGGAAAAGTTTCTTTACACTCAGAACAAAAAGAATACTCAACAGGTGTCATATAATGAGATAATACTTTCCTTTGATTCTGGTAATCATTATTTACAAAATATATAGGAGGTATAGGTATACCTCTATAAGACCAACCACTATCAGCATAGGCTTTTTCAGATTTTCTTCCTTCATCTTTTTTACAAAGTTTATTTAAAAAGAAAAGCTCCTCTAAAGTTTCAGATTTTAAAGTCATACCATTATCTTCCCAATACCACCAACCACCTGAACTTGTATTATCTACAAGACATATAGTAGCTCCCCAGCCTTTACCATACTCTACCTTACTTGGTATATTTTTCATGTGAGAAGTAAAAGGTTTCAAAAAGTTATTCCTATCACTTTTAGGCATTATCCTTAAAGAAATATTTATATCTGTTTCAAATACTAAATCACCTAAAATTTCAGTATACCACCTTATAGTATCATCTTGGTATTTTACTGTATCAAAACCATCAGGTTGTGCATAATCTCTTATATATACATGAGCTCCCCAATAATCCATAACAGTTCTTTTAAGACCTCTTTCCCAATGTTCTGTCATAGCTTTATTAAAGTTATCTGTTTTTATTATATTAGCTATACCATAAGCTGTAGCACCTAATAAAGCTAATCCAGCACCTACAAGAACTAAAGAAGAACCTCCAGAGAATATAGCTGCTACTAAACCTATCACAGCTAAAGTTACTCCTGCAATAGCTTGCCACCAACTTCTTTTTTGTCTTTGTATTCTCTGCGCTATATTTAGATAAAGAGTACTGTACTCTCTTAAACCTCCTATTTGAAAATCCCCACAAAAAGAATTATAAGTACTCTCTGTACTAATATTATTATTTAGTTTATAATATTTAGCTCTTTGAAAATCACTGTAAAAACTATTATGGTTATTGTAAATATACACATAAGGATACTGTCTCTCATCATTAGCAGGATTGTATTCAGGTAATCCAGGGATATCTCTATCAGCTTTAAATACCAATTTTTTATTTGAAAAATCCATATTATATAGCATGTCAGGCTCACCTTCTACTGTACCATATTCACAAGTATTTAGATTAAAAATATCAATTTTTCCTTTATTTTCTAAGTAAAAAGAATGTATTCTTATCTTATTAACATACTTCATTTTTTGATACCTTATAATGTTTTTTAAAGTCATACCATCATGGTCTTCAAAAGCACTATAAGAATTAGATACATTATCTGATTTATAGTCATTTACATTATGTACAGCTTGACCTGTTATATGTGTCATACTATTATTAGTAGTGTAAAAGCCTTGCTCTACAATATGAGTAAAATTATCAAAGGTATGGTCATGAAATTTATGTCTTGGTGCTATTAGTGAAAAACCTCTTTTATATATTCCAGAGGGAGTATCATTAGGATAATTACTTAATACTCTATACCCTTCTGGTGAAAATACAGGGTCTACAAAAGATGCAGTTTTAAAATCTCCAGCTTCCCATAAAGGAACTACAACACCTGTATCTAATATAGTTCTATCAGTTAATTTTCTTTCTTGTTTTACAATGTAATAACCTATACATTTTTTACCTGTTAATTCCTTGGAAGGTAATTCTATATTTGAAAGAGAAACACCTAAAATATAGGTCTCTATTGGCTTCAAAGGAGAATCTGATTCTACATTTTTTGTAAGTACTATATCAAAAAGTTCTCTAAAAGAAAATTCATTTCTTATAGAATTACTAACTGCATAATTACTTTTGTAATAAACACTTACTGTAATATTACCATCACTATCTGGAGATGATTCTTTTTCTTCATGGTCAGAGGTTATTTCGAGCTTTCCATTAGTTTCTGTAAGGTTATCTAAATTTCTTTTTACTTCAAAAGTACCATCTTTTTTCTTTTCATATACCCCTACTAATATTTTTAAAGTAAAATCAGATACATTACCTATAGTACCATCTGAATCAAACCAATTCTTAGTATCATAAATAGATGTAGGTATATCTGTATAAAATTCAGTTTCTATCTTTTCTTTTTCATTATTTCCTTTACTAACATTAAAACTTATAAGAATAGGATTATTACAATATAAATTTGTTTTGTTAGGTTCTCTACACTCTTTGCTTAGTTCTTTTATTTTATCACTAAGTTTACCAAAACTTAAAGTATATGATATTTGTTTTACAGAACTTTCATTTTGTTGTTCTACAAATAAAGGTAAGTTTAAATCAGACCTAGAAGGGAATCTATGATGTCTTACATAAGTATTGACTAAGCTATCTCCACGACTGTCTACACCCCAATAATCAAAGTTTTCACAAGATTCCCTTTGGTAATACTTATAATTACCTGTGTTATTTTTAAAATTTTTAGGGTCATTACTAGAGTGTTTCATAGGAAATACTCCAACTATATCATTAGGAACATCTGTATTATATACAAAATCATTACTATCTTTATTGTTTTTTCCAGGAATATGCATCACAGGAGATTCAAAACCATCTTCAAATACATATACTATACCTAAAGAAGTTACTTCACCTGGAATAAACCCTGTACCATTTATTTTAGATAAAGGGTTTTTAGTATTATGCATATAATTTACACTATTGATAGTAGATTTTTTAACTATACAATCTACATTTATCTTAGAAGCTAATTTTTGTAGATTAGAAAAATCTAAATCATAACCCTTTATATTACCTAATATTAGCCTATTATCTTTTTGTTCTATTGTCTTAGCACTACAGATAAAGTTATTTCTATTAAAAGTTTCTATATAGTTATAGTCTGTCTTTTCTAGTGTAGTTGAATAAGAATAAGTATAAGTTGTTTGTCTTGTAGATATAATATCAGAAAGGTATACTTCAGAGACCTCTAAAGTATTATTTCCATAATGTACAAAAGCTAATCTATAAAAAGGATAATTAGCATCAAAATTAGAAAAAGAGAGTTTTATAGCTTTATCTGTTCTACCCTCACTAAATTCTTTATTATATTCTACATTTATTGAGCCATCTATAGCACTAAAACTTTGCTTGTGATTATCTTTATAGATAATTATATTAGGTACTTCTAATACAAAATTTGTAAAGTTCTTTTCTTCATCAGAATATTGTAATAATACAGATACAGTACCAGGTTGTAAATTACCTTGACTTTCAATTATTTCAACATTATCACATTTAGGTATATTCTTAAAACCTTTTATAATAGAAAATTTCTGTGCATCAAAATTACCTGTAGAGTTCTTATATAGTTCTTTATTACTTAGATTTACTTGTCTTGGTACATTATAGTCATCTACCCAATATACCATTTTTTCACACCCTCTTCTAAGTCTAAAAGTAGCTTGTATTTGTTTTTCTACTTTAAAGTTTAGTTTTTCAGAAGATAGAGAATTACTATCATTACACCAAACTTTATAGTTGTTTTCTGTTGATTCATTTTTAAAAGAGGCTTTTTCAGATAGTATACCTATTTCAGAAGCATTGTTATCTTTTCTTACAGAGAATATACAAGTTTCACCATCCCCTATATAAACAGAGCCTATAAGTACATAGTTATCTTTCAAAAAAGCATATTTGTTATTGCTACCTTCATTAGAGATAGTACTCATATCACCCTCATTACTTTCATTTACAGCATTAAGAGCATATCTGTAAGTACCAGATGGTTGGTTTACAGGGTCTACATCAGTATATAAACCTTTTGAAGGTTGTTCTATGCTATTATTAATTAAATCCATTGTTTCTAAAATTAAATCTTTGTAATCTACCTAAGTTACCAAAGTAACCATAATATTGTCTTCTATTAGGTATAAGGTTATTAAACCTACTCTCCATAAAGTTTTGATGCTCATCTATACCTGATAACATTTTAAACTCGGAAGTAGCTTGTTTACAATATTTAAGCCATCTTTCTTCAGCTTGTTGCATTTTATCACTCATACCTTCTCTACCCATATACCAAAGTCTCTGAAAGTATTTCCATGTAATATAGTAAGTAATAGCACTTATAAGACTTATAGTATCAGGTATCATAGGATAACCTGTATCAGGGTCTATTTTTTGTCTATAATAAGATATTATAACCAACCCTTCCTCAAAAGAGGTTCTAATTTTATCCTCTACAATAGTATATTCATCTACACAAGTTTTATAAATATCTACATCTTCAACACATACAAGAGAGTTAAAAAAAGTGTGGTTAGAAAGCCTGACAGGTGTATAATGCTCTTTATAATAATTAGTGGTTAGAAACATAAAGGGGTTTGCATTAAAGTAGCTGTCAGGCTGTACTTCTTTAATAATTTTTTCTCCACACTCTGTACAACCTACATTAGGTTGAGATTCTATTTTTTTATCTTCTTCTCTTTCTTCTTTACAAGCATCTTTTTTCTCATAATAATTATCACGAGCTACTTGTTTTATAATTTGTAAACAGTAAGGTAAATCTCCTTGATGATTATTAATTTCTACTTGAGCAATAGCTTCTTCATAAATACTTACTACACTCATAAATTCTAAAGCTTCTCCAGACCATTCTATAACATCTGTCTCAGAAACTTCTTCCATACCAATATCTCTATATACCTTAGAGAGTATTCTATCTAAACTTATATACTTATAATTTCTTGCCATAATTACCTAAATGATATTTTATATTCTTTACCACTTTTTATTGAAGCAGCTACTCTTCTTTTTATAGACCTATTCATAATGAAATTATAACTTGTTTTATTTGAAGCGAAAATCTTAGTTTTAAACCATTTAATTTTATACTTTATTCCATTAGTGTTTTCATTTAAATGATACACACATTGCTTATTTTCTTTAGCTTTTTCATCTTCATTCCAAAGTTCTTTTGTAGCTTTCCAATCTATAGCTAACCCTTTTAAGTGACCTTCCTCATCATAACTTATTTTTTGATGGTATCCTTCTATTTCTATACTACCCATTTTTTTAGGTAATACCACTTTACCAGTCTCTATAAGTGTATCACCTAAGTAAGCTAAAAAATCCTTCATTACATCAGTATAAATCCTTCTGTTGAAAGACTGTTTGGCAAAAGGTGTCTCTTTTATTTTTTTAACATAGTGTGTATAACTTGTAGTTATAGTATAAGTCTTTATTTCTCTAATTCTTTTTCTTCCCATTATTTACTTTGTTGTTGAGGTGAATCACTTGTATTGTTTGTTTTATCTTCTGTAGATTGCCCAAAGACTTGTAGTTCTCTTAAAGACATTTCTATAAGTACATCTACTAAATCCATGTCTATAGAAAATTCTTCTTGTAAGAAATCTCTACAATCACAATCTTTACAGTCTTTATTATTACAGTACTGCTCAAATTCTTTTACTTTTATAGGGTCTTCAAACAAAGCTGTCATTGTAATATACTTTAACTTAGAAGGAGTAAATATCCAGATATAATTATCTTGAACAAAAAAAGTTGTCTTAGTTTTAGTATATTTATTTCCTTTTTGATAAGTTATAGCATTAACTTTTAGCTCATCTAACTTCATCATTCTGTCTATAGAAGTTACAGAACTTATCACATGTCCATTTAAACCACTTAAAGGAGCAGGCAATTTATGCTTACTCCTTAATACATCACAACCTAATTGAGGCACACAAGGACATTGATGAGAAGGTACTTTTATCATCTCAATACAAGAGATAGTTTGGTAATTCCATGCAGAAACACCTTGTTTTTTCTTTATCTCTTGAGAGATTAGTCTACTTCTAACAGATACTATTTTATTGTAAATATGCCTATTAGAAAGCCTTGTATCATCAGAGTGTACCCCCTTAGAGTATAAGGATTGTATTCTTTGTATTATCTCTGCTACTGTCATACTAATTGTATATTATTTTTATAGTCCTATTATGTGCTATATCTTTGAGTTTATATTCTATCATTTTACCATTAAATTGAAACTCTATATTTATTTCTATAGAATCTCTATAATCACTTACAAGAATAGATGTAGCAAGACTTTTATCTGATATATCAAAATCTGGATATTTATTTACATCTTCCATATTTGTAATATTATTAAAAAATTTCTTTTCATCTACTGTTGGTTTATCAAACTCAAAATATAATTCTACTCCATCTAAATTCCTATTAGTCACTTTTTCATTAAAAATAGGATAATCAAACCAAATGTATAATTTACAATCTGTGGAATTACATATAAAATTATGTTTTGTTACATTTATATTTATACCATCAATATTAAAATCTACTGTATAAACCTTACTAAATTGTTTAGTAATATTTATAGGACTTTGTCTACCATTTTGATTAAAATCTACTATTAATAGATTATCAGTATTTGCAAAATTCAATTGCTGTATAGGATTCATTTTATTAATATATTTAGTTATAGGATAAGGAATACAAGCAGCTACTATATCCCACCAATCAATATAAGTTTTTTTAATATATTTGTCATATAACTCTTTTGTTAAAGCTACTAAAAACAGTATAATCAAAGATATTACCAAAGAATGTGTAATATTTACAAAGGGTAATAAAAATATAAATGCAAATACATAAATAAGATTACCAATTTTACTATGAAGAATTTTATCTTCTCCTTTTAATTTACCTAACATAATTAAATATTTCTAATATCGATATAACACTTATTATTCCAAATACTCACAGTAGCTGTAGAACCATCACCACCATTAAATAAATTACCACTTGTATATATTATTTGTTTTCCATTACAAGTAAAAGTAACGTTACCTCCATCAAAAGTTTTTCTAAAAGATATTGAGCTTAAATGTTCTAACTGATTTAGTTCAATAAAACCACTTCGAGGTATAAATACCACACTATTTTGATATTCTTTTGTTACTGTCCAATCATATCTTTCTACACCAACTCTGATAACATCATCATACCACGCCAAATCTCTAAAACCTCCATTATCATCATTAAATCTACTTCCATCAATTGTATTTCGTACAGATAATCTTGTTCCCGCAGACCAATGACTTTTATATAATTCTAATGTTGATGTAGAACCTCCTGCTCTAAATGATACTAAAAGTCCTGAACCTATGCCTGGTGTTGTTACATGATAAACACCTGTTTTTCTAAATTTATCATCATTTAATTGGCTAATTAAAAAACCACCATGTTCAAACTGTTGTTCAGTTATTTTAAACCACTCTTTATAAGAACCGTTTATAACTTGCTTAATATATAAAGTTTTATCATCTTCATCTATATTTTTAGCTATAATAAATCCCCAATTTTTATTTGAATGTGTAAAACCTACCATTTCATAAAAATGATTACTTGGTGCATTTGCTATTCCACCATTTGAGCCAAAGTGAATAGCTCCATCCTTATCAAGAAATTTGTGAGCATCTGTAATAGTATTATATTCTGATATTTTAGGTTTATCTGTAACATCATTCCAACTAACAGCTTTAGGAATAATAAGTCTTCCACTGCTACCATTATCACCTGTAAGTCCAATTGTATATGTTCTGGAAGTAGAATTTTCTGCTAAAGTAACAGAAACACGAGGTTTATTTGATATATCAGCCCAAGAAACACTTCTACTATTAGTTTTTATTTGTTCTATAGAATCTGCTAAATCTTTAGCTGTACCTGTATAAGTGCCTTTATCTAATTTATTAGATATCTCTCCTACTTTTGATTTATCATCATTAGTATAATCATTAGAAGAAAGTGTTTTACCTGATACTTTATCTACTTTATTATTTAAAGCATTATCTAATTGTGTTTGAGTTATACCTCCACTTCCTCCTCCAGTACTACCATTTTTTATTTTATTATACATCCAATAAACTAATTCTTCTAGACTTTCAAAATTATTGAATATTCTTCTTCTCATAATTTTTTGTTTAAATATTTTATTAATCTTTCTCTATAGTCATTAGTTTGATAAAGTTCATAACTGCCATTTTCTTTAATCCAAATTAAAGCCCTATCTTTTATTTTAAAACCTGTTTGTTCAAACAATAATTGGTATAAACTAAGTTGTAATTGATACTTATTAAAAGGACTATCCTCTAAATCATCAAAAGGAGCTAATAATTTTTTACCTTTATAATTCTTAAAAAGGTCCTTATTTGTGTTATGTGTTACACAAAAATTTCTTCCAAAAAGAAAAGTATGTGTTTCACTATCAACTTCTATGCATCTTGTTGGTACAGTTTCTACTTCCTCTATTTTTAGTATATTTCTGTAATTCATTTTGTTACCAATGCTAAGCTCTATGTCTTGATTTCTACTTAAAAAAGGATTAAAATCTTTTACTGAAAAACAAACATCAAAACCTTTTATAATCTTATTAGGGTCTTCACAAGAAGTACATTTTTTATCACATTCTAATACTGTACTCTTTATACCCATTGAACCTAAAAGTTTAACACAGAAATCTACTTGATATTCTCTTGTAGTAGCTAATACAAACCTTTTTCTTTTTGGATTATAATAACCATCACTATCCATTAAACCTCTTAATAAATCTTTTTTTACACCTAAAGAACTTTGAAGGTATATATTAGGTATATGTTTATTTCCTATAAGGTTTAAGTTTGCTAATTCTTTACATAAACCAAAAATAGTTCTTGTTTTAGCTTTTCCACAACCATGCCCTGATACATCATTACCAAGAGTATATCCTCTTTTTTCTATTTCTTTCCAAACATTATCATTAGCTTGTGTTATTTTACCATCTGCACTATGTCCATCACCCAGCCATATTCCTAATACATAAGGGTCTATTGGTAAATTTCCATTATAAGATTCTATTGGTTTAGGATTAAATATCTTTAATTTGTTTTGACCTTCATTATATTTACTTAATCTTTTACCCCCAATTTTAGTGTACATGTTTGTTTTTATAGACTCTAAGTTATTTATATAATCAAACATTTCTTGTGTTGTCATTACATAATCTTTTCTATAACCAGTATAAACTTTGCTTACAAGCCATCTATGTTCAAAATCACAAATGATACTATCAGAATTATCAAAGTATACTTTATAACATTTTTTATAATGTATCTTAGACAAATGTTTTATGTTACATAATTTACCATCTTTGTCATAAACTCTGTCTTTATCATTCAATGTACCCATAGTTTTCCATCCATTTTCTGTAAATATTGGTGTATTTACATCTAACCCTTTATAATCTCTCAAAAAAACCTCATTTGTCTTAGTATTATATAGTAATAAATCAGCTGTACCAGCTACTTTCCACTCTTTAGAATACATTTGTAATTCTAAACATAAAGGTTTTATATACTCTGGTAATCTAAGATGATATTTTGCTATAGCTTCTTCATAACCATTAGAAGGTTTTAGTGTTTTGTCTAAAGCAAATTTTTCTCCAAATAAATGCACTCTAGTACCTAATTCACAAGAATCATCTCTTTTTTTATGCCAATCATTAAGTACTTCTTGTATTGAAATACCTTTCTTCTTAGCTACTAAGAAAGCCATTTTTTGCTCCTCAAAAGGTTCTTGAAAATCCTTTAATACATAGCTTACAGGCTTCAAATTTTTATTATCTAATGTATAGCTGTGTGAAGCTTCATCAAACTTTATTTCTTTGAAATATTCTAATATTTTTTCTTTCATATCTCTACAGGGTCTTATTGACCCTGCAAAGATACAAAAACTTTAATTACCTTCTACATTATTTTCATCTTCTTGTTTTTCTTTTTTAGGCTCTATCTTAACATCTTCCATACCCAATTTTTTTCTTGCCATCTCAGAAAAATGTTTGATAAAGTCTTCTGTTTCATCTAAGATTTCTTCACTAAATGCCCCAAAAATACCACATATCACGTATATAGTAGTTTCAGTCAAATGAAAAATATCTCTGCAAATTATACCTGCTGCAAGAGCTAACATTATAGCTACAAATAAAAACTTTACAAATCTTAATGGAGACATCTTAGTTCTCATTCTATGAATGATAGCACCTATAGCACCTCCTACTATGAAGAACCCATAATTGTAAAAAAACTTCTCTATATATTGTGATACTAAATTCATTATTGTTTATCTTTATAAATTGTTATATTAAAATTCTCTGATGATAAAACCCTATTGTAAAGAGTATTATAATAAGATACTCTAAAATAATCAGTTGATTTAGCTCTTGTACCTGTTGCTTCAGGAACAAAGTATCTACAATCTATTTGTAAATCATTTATACTAATTTCTGTAGTAGTTCCAGATACCTCTATATAAGGTAAATCATTTATTCTGTAGCAACGGTCTGTATCTGATATATTATTATTCAAATAAAGCTTTATAGTACTTCCAGGACTATTTGTATTAAACTTAGAAATATTAATTTTATCAGGTAATGTGCAATTTATTTTCTTAGTTGTCTCATCAATACCTGTAGCACAATATACTTGTAATTCAGATTCAGTACCATTAAATCTTACTTCAGGAAATTCTAACTCTTGTTGTAATACATATAATTTTAATCTATTTAAGGCTTCTACATTTTGTTGATTATCAAAAGAAATTGTTCCTCTCATAATATTTTCACCTAATACAGACTGTGAATAATACCAACTTCTATTAGTATCACCTCTATATGTATTTGTGTTTACATGTAATACTTTATTTAAATTCTCATCACCTGTCATGTTAGGTATACTAATATTATTGTTCACAAGGGTTTTTAAATTTGCTTCTAAGAAGTTTTTCATATTCTGATAGAAGGTTAATTCTCCTCTATACTTCATCTGACCACTTAAACCTACCTCACTAAGTGCAACAATAATATCACCTTGTTCTCTTATACCTTCATTGTATCTCTTATCCCATATAAGTAGGTTTTTTTCATTTTGAACATAAGCTGTACTTACAATATGATTTAAACTTTGAGTTTCCCCATCACTATTAAGTATAAAGTCACCTACAAGTTTTATATAATAAACAATACCAGACAATAGATTTTCAGTGGATTGGTTTGTATAATCTATATGACCTTCATATACTCTATCAAAAGCATCTGTCATCTTTCCATTTTTCCATTCTTTCATATTGATAGTTTGAATATCTCCTGAATGGCTATTACCAAAAATAACTTTAAAATCCCTCATTACTATAGTATCAGTATCAGCTCCACTAATCATATTAGAGAAATCAAATCTGAAATCTAATTCATTTTTTCTTCCACTGTTGTAATAACTTTTATATTGCTGACCACCATCTACTACATATAAATTCTCATATACTGTTGTTAATTTATTTTGTACTGTATTCTTTACTTTAGGTTTCTCATTATAACTTAAACCATTAGAAGGTGATGTGTAACCAAAACAGCCATTATCTCTAAGACATGCTTTATTTTCAAGAGCTTTATACCTTTCTTCATACAAGAATATTCTTGCTTTAATATTATATTCACCTGCTAATTCATCAGAATTATTCTTGTCTCTATAAACATATTGTGACCTTCTCATTATTTGAGTAGTCCTTTCAATCTTAGATACAGAACTATCTATAGTGAATGACATCTCCTGTGGTAAGTTATCTATTTCATTTATAGTGTTTATCCAATCAGGTATAATAATAAACTTACCATAATTTATTAGTGAGTTATTACTTACAATAATTTTAAATAAAACAGGTTCTACTTCTTCTACTTGTCTGTGAACATATTGCTTAGAGTGATTTAATTTTAAACTCTCTTCAGTAATACCATAATCTTGCCAATCTATATCAACATTTATAAATGGTTTATCTTTATCTAATAAATTGATTTTTTCCAATACATTAGTTTCTTTATAAGAACCATCTGAATAGTTAATTCTTAATTTAATATTATAAGTTTTTACCTCTGTGATATTTCTTAACTTCACTCTTTCTAACAATAACATATCAGAGATATTAATATCATTAGAATTTTTGATGCTATTAGAGATTTCATTAACTTGTTGATTATCCACATTAGCTAATATACTATCACCATCATAAATATCAATACTACTTATATTAGGAATACCATTTTTAACAGGTGTTGCAGAAGATGAATAATTCATTCTAAGAGTAACACTTCTTAAAAAATCTGCTTGATAGGAGTTTCCATTAAATCCATACCAAGATATATTATAACTATGATTTATGTTATCTGCTATATCTTTAGGTATTAATTGCTCATCTGTATTACAATAATTAACAGTATTATCATGATTCCAAAGTTCTGCTTTAAGATAATACCCTTCATAACTTAAAGAGCTATCATAAAAGTCTGTTTCAGTGATTGTAGTACCTATAGGTTTATCCAATTCTGATTTTAGAGTATAATCTACACTATTTTTACTTCTTGTAAAAATCTTTAATTTAAAGTTTTCTGTATAATCATTTAAAGTAACATTGGCTGTAATATCCATTTTATAACTACCAGCACCTTGTGGTGCTTTTTGAGTTATACTGATATTATTACAAACAGGTGGTTGCTTTTGATTTTCCCAATCAGTACTACATGTTTCTGTTGCAGTACCACCAACATCATTTGTTATAAAAATATAGTTTATAGTAAGCTTATAAGTATCCTTCTCTGGTACATTGGCAAATATTAAATCATTACCATTAACTGTAGGTTGAATAGGTATATTTTCCCAATTACTATTACTATTCTTACCATACAAGTAGTATTCTTTAGCTGGATTTTCCTCTTCTAAATTAGAAGTAATAGTAGCTATGAGATTTGTACCTAAAACACCATTTTCTTTTCTAAAAGTAGTATTACCACAATAAAAATTAAATACTGTTTGGTTATGTTCACAAATAGTACCATTAGTAAGCTCTATAGTAACTTTAAATATAACTTTCTTAAAATTATTACCATCTATAAAAACCTCTTTCTGTATATTGTCTTCCAATTCTCCTGTAGTTTGATTTTCATATATAAGTTCTTTACCTTTAGATACACCATCTACAAAAGTCTCTAAATACATTTTAAAAGAATGAGCAGGAAACACATCATATTGTCCATGTGATACATTTACATAATATAGTACTCCAGAAGGCTGTTCTTGCTTACTTGCAGAAACATTTAAAGAACATTTTATATCAGGTATACTTGGATTTAGCTCTATAGTACCTGTTTCACAAGTAAGCTCTAATTGACCTTTTGTCATTACATCTACGGAAGCCTTAAAATGTGTTTCTCCTTGTAAAGAAGATTTCTGTACTGTATACAATAGTTCTACATGGCTACCATCAGCTATATGTACATTTTCTTCAGTAAAAGGACATTCAGACCAATTTACACCATCTATACTCTTGTACAAATGCCTTACTAAGTTATCCTCAAAATTACTTACATAAGTCTTATATCTAAATTTAATATAGTCATTAGTCTCTTCTTCTTTTGTAAGGCTATTCTCTCCACAAATTGCTGTAGCTGGCTTATTATATTCTAATTCTTTTTCACAAAACTCTTTCCCTGCTTCTAATCTAAAAACATATTTTACTCTTTTACCTCTTGGTATCTTATCACCCCATAAAACTTCTTGAAAAGCCCAACCAAAATTATCTTGTAATACAACCTCTTCTTTAGCTAATACATCATCATCAAACCTTTTTACAATATATTTAATAGGTGTACCAGATTCAACTCCTTTTGTACCATCAGCATTAAGAACAAAATTAACTCTGTTATCTTGAGTTATAGAGTTCTGCTGAAATGTAAGATTACATTCTAATTTCTTTAAATTGTTCTCACAAGGTTTTACTATAGTAACCTTACTTCTTTGATGAGAATGTCCAAAGAAAGGAAGCTCTTGACATATATCTTTTAATATTTTTACTATAACTTTACCTTCTCTTGCCATAGCTTTAAAAAACTTTTTTATTTTATTACTAACCTTTTTTAGCCAAACCATTAAACCTGTCTCTACAACCTTCTGAGACTTTCCATTTAAAGTTGGCTTCTTCTGTTCCTGTTCCATTTGCTTCATAAGTTAAATCTCCATTTATAATATCTTGAAAATCTACAATAACATAGTTATTAATTCTCTCACCTTTGAACTTTAATTCCCCATCACCATGATTAACTTCATAAATCATTATTTGATTTATCTCTTCATCTTCAAAATCTGAGTAGTGGTCATTAAAGTATTTATAATCTATTACTTGAACATTTCTACCTACGTAGAAAGGAAAATCAGCATATCTTGCTTCTGAGTTATCTGTGTGTTTTCTTATACACTCTAAATCTATTCCAAGACCTTCTAAACACCTTTTTATTTTCTCAAAGTGAAAATCTGTAGTCCAATCATTCTTAGTAATAGTGCCATCTTGATTTACAGTTTCTGTAACACAGTTTCTTCCAACTTCCATAAGATAAAAGCTAATATAAAAAATAGCTAACATCTTTTTTAAGAACCTTTTATTTAATTTACTTCCCCCATGAATCTGTTCATTTAACAGTATACATACAGCTTCTTTAGAAAGATTACAACTTATACAATTTAAAGCTTGACCAAACTTAGACTGATAATATTCTCCTGATAAAGCATAATATAAAAGAGTTTTTGCTGTCACATTCAAAAGATTAATATCATCCACACAACCATCACAATTACTACAAGGACAACCGCACAGAACACTTTCTAAATCTTCTGCTAATGAAGCTAAAATCTGTGGGTAATAAGGGAAAGTTTTAGTAGCTTCACTGCCTAAAATCCTTTCATTTTTTTCATCTACACCCTCTTTTTTTGATTCAACTAATAAAAAGTGTAATTCATATACACCTTGTCCATAAAGGTCTTTTTCTGCACTTGTTTCCTTTTCTTTAGAAATCTGTTTATCTATAAGTTCCTTTAAATCTACCTCTACTTCATTAATACTTGAAGAAGAAGTATATGTTTTAGCAAAGATATTTTCTTGGAAAGTATTATCACAACTATCTCTCTTTACAAGCCAATATTTTATAAGACCTGTATTTTTATACCTTTGCTCCTTTTTAATTGTTATTTTCCAATTCTCTCTCTTTAATGAATACCAAAGCATATAATATTTTATTTAAAAAGGGTAAGGATAATAAATCCTTACCCTTAGACAAGTTAAACAATGACAAGGTATTAACCTTTTAAAAACTCTAACATAGCTTTTACTTTAGCTACTGTATTTGTATCTGCTGTTGGTACAGCTATAACTGAACTCTCTTGGAAAGTAAAGTTATTAAAGCTTGTGTAAGTATCCTCATCATAAGTATATACAAAAGTATCATATTTACCTTTAGGGTCTACACTATATGATGTTGGGAAAGGTAATCCTGTAAGAGCTGAAGTCCTATAAGGACTTTCTGTCCAACCTTTTTGGATATACTCAAGTTGTTTCAAATCATATCCAGCCCCTTGCTCATACTCTGCCCCTTGAGTAATTTCTACTTTACCATCACATTCAAAACCTACAGGAAGAGAAATGTCAATAGTAGTTTCACGAGAAATCATATATCCAATATTGATACAAACATCATAAATCTTCTTTAGAGGCTTGGTTTCAAATTCAATATTAGCATGTACAAAATCAGCAGCATTTGTTTTAGTCTTATTGTAAGCAGCCATCTTATCCAAATCTTCTATAGAAAGCTCAGCACCAACAGCTTTAGTAATACCATGAGTTGCAGTAACAAGAGCTGTCCTTGCTACAGCTTTAGCAGTAACAAAAGCATTGCTATCATTATTGATTTGTAAAAGAAGTTTCTTAGTAACTTGAATGCTATCACCTTTTACACAAGGGTCAGCACAATTATCACAAATTACATTCTTTACAACATAGGTTTCAGAGTAAGGAACATACCCTTGAAGCTGTAAAGTGGCTTGATTTTGAAGAGTTACACGAATACCATATACTTTATTAGATTGAGCAAAATAATCCTTTAAAAGGGCTTTTGCTGGCTTTCCTTCAGAGTACTTAGCATAATTGTAGTAGAATACATTTTTACCTTGAATTTGGTTTCCTGTTGATTTTACAATATCATCAGTAACACCATCTCCATCATTATCTACTCCTACAGCAAAATAATATTCTTTAGGGATTTTACCTGTAGTATCAATAGAGAGATGTGTTGAAGCATCAAACACACCTAATTGACCAGGCAATAAATCTGTAAGCTTTTTGTCCTTAGCTAATACATCTTTGTTATTAGCTGTAACTAAAAGTCGAAATACATCACTTGTTCTTGACATAATCTAATTTTTTTAATTTTTATAATTTATTTAATTCTAACTTGGATTGTTTGAACTGTACTGTTTGTTGTTCTAAATCCACACTAGTTATGTAAACAGCTATATCCACTATCTCTCTATGTGTATGTTCTGGAAGTTCACAATTTTGCCTTCCTGTAAGTTCTGTACCATTAGGTAATTTATACTTACTGCTTGGCAAAAAGTCTTGAGCATTATGTATATAGGGGTGTTTTCTTATATAATTTAAATGTAGCCCATCTAAAGTGATTCCTTCTGGAATATAAAGTCTTAAACCTTCACTATCAAAAGTAGCATTGATTTCACCCCATTCATAAGAACTTCTATCAAAAGGACTTTCCTCAAACATGTCATCATGCTGTTTTATAAGTACCCTACCTTTTCTATCTTTACATGTTCCTTTTTTCATTATAACATAAGAGGAAACATAAAACATATAATCATTAGGTAAAGGGGCTACATCATTATTTAAAGTTATAAGTTTGTTTTCTACAACCAAAGGTCTAATATTATCTATACTTCTTTGGTTTTTTTCAAACCCATAAAATGGGATTTGATAAGGCTCTGCATTATTCTTTATAAAGATTTCCAAAGCCTCGTTTAATTTCCAATCTATTTCAGGTATTCTTAGATTTCTGTATTGCTCTGAATCTATCTTATTTAACTTCATCTTGAAGTCATAATGCATTTCCTGTATAGTCATATTACCTTAGTTTTTCCATTATTTGAATCCTTAAAGGCTGATTCTTTTTATTCTCAAAGAAACTAATTGCATCTTCAATATCTCCTCCAAGATGAATATCCATATAGCTATATGAAGTTCCTGTTCTTGTTAGAATACCTTTATCAGTAGCTTCTAAAATAAATGCTTGAATTGTATTCTTAGCACCCTCTCTACTAATGAGATTTAAGAAAGCTTCTGGTCCTGCTTTATCAATAGCTTCATCAACTTTAAGGTCTATATAATCATTTGAGTTACCTCTAACATTCTGGCCAAGTAAGATATATACAGCTTCAATTTTCTTATCTGTAGAAAGCTTAGAAGCTTCAATAATAGCATTTCTCTTAATAGCAGCTTTTGCAGCTTTTACAACTGTTTGCTCTTGCTCATCTGTAATTACAAATAAAGCTAAAGGATATTTACCTTCATTGTAATCTTGCATTGAATTTGCTACTAAATCAGAAGCTTTAAGCATCTTTACTTTAATCTCATCTAAAGGTCTCTCAATATTAAAAATATTTGAACCCCATTCAAGCTTTACCTCACTAATAGGCTTTGACCAAAAAGAGTGTTTCTCATTAGGATTATAATTATCACTTAAATCAAATCCTGTAGCTTTTTCAAGCCTTTTTCTATCTTCTTCAGATAATCCTGTGTCATACAATCCTGTATGAGCATTGACAGCACAAGAAATTACTTGTGGTCTTGTAAAATTCTCAGCACCATTTTTACCGTGCCAAGTATCTTTTTCAATAGGTCTAACTTCAACTAATGCCATTGTTTTTTACTTTTTTAGAAACATGGGGTTAAACCAATAACCCCATGTTTGAGTTAATTATTATTATATGAAAGAGAAATTTTTATTAATAACCAAAGTTACGTTTCAAAATTAACTGTCCACATTTAGAAGTATCTTCAATATGAATACCTAATTCTTTAGATACATGCATTGAGTAGTATTCTCCAGAGTGAGCCATTTGACCTCCATTAACAGGTCCAAAAGGTCCAACTAAACCTGACACATAACCAAACTTATAACCATTTTTCTTCTCTACAACTTGGATATTACTTTCAGTTCCTGTTCCAGAGAAATCTAAGAAAATGAATCTCTGAGATTGTACAGGATACCCTGAGATTGGGTCAATCTCCATGTTGATATTAATATCATCAAGAAGAGGTAAATGTACAAGTTCAAGCTCAGCTCCATTATGCATGATATACTTCACGAATTGGTATCCATAAGTATAAGCATTAGAGTTATACTCAGAGCTTGTTTTTTGTACAGGATTAAAGTTGTTATTGGCAATTCTCCAACCTCTTTTCTCCATAAGGTCTTGCATAGCACGAGAGAAAATAAGCATACCATACTCACCTGTAAATACTTTCATGCTACGACCTTTTCCAGGTTTAACACGAGCATAGAAAATATCCATCATAAAGTTCTCAATAAGCTCTGCTGTAAGGTCAGTGTAATAGTGGTTATTAGCAGATTCAAGCTGTTCAAAGATACCTGCAAAAGAATCTACAGGTCTACCTGCATCAGTTTGAATACTTTTAGCTTTCCTATTATACCAATAAGCACGCTCAATTTCACGATACCATTGTTTCCAGTACTCAACTTCAGCATAGTTAATCCAGAAGTCAGCAAGTTTACCTGTTTGAGTAGGTAGCTTTACAGCAAGAACTTGTTCAAGAGCATAGTCAGTTACATGATATTCTTTACGCAATTTACCTAAAGAGTTTTTTAGAGTAATAGGAGCAGAGAATTGAGTAGAACCCCCTTTGATATCAGCTTCACCAGCAGTTGAATAAAGCTTAGCCCATTTAGTACCAGCTTTTAAAAACATCTTAGGTAAAAATGTACTAAAGTCATCAGATACAATACGTACAGTATATACCCAACCATTAGTACCATGTCTCTGAGGTTCTTCCATAATTCTACATTGATACTTTTGGTCAGCAGTACCTGGTGTAATAACATCAGTAGATTTGAACCAATTATCACGTAGTTTAATTTTGAAAGTAGTTCTTCCAAGACCTGGTTTATCATTTGTTTTTTCCAAGTCTTCTACCACAGTAGTAGGTGCAGTATTAGAAGTAGAAAGTTTCCATTCCCACTCATTAGAAGTGACAACCTTTTTAGCACCATTTTTCAAAGCAATACTTGAAATTGGGTTATCAGCATAATAGTTTTGAGAAGAGAAAAGCTGAGACATTTTATCTCCAAATTTCTCAGGTTGAATCATCAAGGCTTTACCTAAGTTATTCAACTCAACCATAGTACCACCATCCCAAGGTAGTATTGATGTAATGAATTTGTTGTTATTTATCATATTATTTCAATGTTTAATTAGAACAAATCATAGAACTGCCTTTCCTTGTAAGAACTTCCAGAAGACGAGGAAATTGTTTTACGATTCTCTAAATTAGTTTTTATTTTTTTAGTTTCTTTAGTTATAATTTGTTTCTCTATTTGAGATAAATCAAAGTCATTATGAAGTAACTTAGCAAGTACTACTAACTTGTTAGTATCTTTAAAGACCTCTGCAAGTTTCTTTTGAAAACCTGTTACAACCACTTTATCATTTACTTTTTGGTCTCTACGAGTTAAGAAGTTATAGATATTAGTTTTATCTTTTTCAGTAATTTTAAAACCTCCAACTTCTTTTTGGTTCTCTAAGACACCTTTTATATTATCATTAAATTGTTGTAATTCCTCAGCTTGCCTTTGTTTAGCTCTCTCTTGTTCTATTAAGAGTTGTTTCTTTCTGTTTTCAACAGTCTCTTGAATATTTTCCTTATAAAGTGTAGCCTCTTTTCTTTTGACTGATTTAGGTAAGTTAGAAAGATATTCTTCTGTCTCATCTCTTGAGAAACCTTCTGAGAGTTTCTTTTCTCTAATAAGGTCATCTTGATATTCTTCATCATTAATATCACCATCTAAGGGTTCTTCTGTATTTACAAACACTTCTAAGAAGTCTTTTGTTTTACCGCCATCAGAAAGGAATTTAAGATATTTCCTACCATCTTCATCAATATTCTTAGCCCAATTATCAATCCTTTCTTTTACTTCAGCTTCATATTCTTCTTCTTGTAGTTCAAAAAATCTTTCTGCTGTTAGTTCTTCTCCTTCTTCTAACTCTACATGGTTAAAGATGTTATTTTGTTTTAAGTCTTTAAATAAATCATTGTAGATACTATCTACAGGTTCATTATTTTCTTTTTTGACAATTTCTTCACCATCTTCTGTCTTAGGAGTCTCAAAAGTAAATTCTGGTTCAGGCTCAACCTTTTTTTCTTCCTCTACAGGTTCTTCTTTTGGTTCTTCAACAGTAGGTTCTTCTTCTACTGTATCCCACTTAAAGCTTAAAAGCTCATTGTCTTGTTCTAAAACTTGTTCCATATTTTCTGCAAAATTAATAATTAATTTATATATTACATTTTGAAAATTTAATTTTCAGGGTGTTAAAGCTAATAGCTTAATCAGCACTAACTTTAGCTTTTAGTACTTGAGATTGTGCTTTTTTATCTTCAATATCAAGTTTTCTTTCCATTAGTTTTTCTTGTTTCCTATCTTTTTCTTTTTGGTAATCTAATTTTTCTCTCTGTAGTTTTATATTCTCAGCTTTTACATTAGCATCTACGCCAAATTTAGCAACTTCAAGAACATCTGGTATACCATCTTCATCAAGGTCTTTATCTTCATTAAATCCAATAGAAAGAATAGCTTGCTTCTGGATTTCAAGCTCACCTTTCTTCTGAATCTCTTCCATCTTGAATTGATGGTCCATATACATCTTATCTTTCTCAAATTGTTGTTGAGCTTGTTGTAATTCTTGTTGAGCTTGTTGTTCTTGTTGTTGCTGCTGTTGCATAAATTCTCTTCTTTCTTTCTCAGCTCTTTTAAGAAGTTCTTCAGCTTCAGGTATAGACTGACTTCTCATTACCTTGATTAAATCAGACATTTCAATAGTTTGATTTTGCATAGCTGCATGAGATAGTTGTTGTACCATCTGTAAAGCTTCATCAGCCTTAGTACTGTTATTTACAAACACACCATAAGTACTATTCTCTAAAAGGTCATAATCCATAGTAACCATTTTTCTTGACATGTCATCAAGAACATAGTTTAAATGTGATGGTTGGTAAGTTAAATAAGCCACTTTAGCTACCTCAATTAATGATTGTAATACATTTTTCTTAACTATACTGTGAACTTCAAAATAAGGTTCTAATATATTAGCTGATTGTATAATTGCTTGTTGAGTATTTCTTACAGCTTCATTACCTCCAATTTGTCCTTCTATCTGTTTTGTAATACCTACAGATTCTCCACATCTCCTTTCTACATATTCTGCAAGTTCTATGTACTTTTGTATATCAGACATTAGAGATAAGTCAATCTCTTTTACAGATTGAGTAATATCATTATATCTACTACCTTCTTCATTAGAATTTACTATACCTAATTTATTTACCTTAAAGTCATAAATCCATTCCTCTGTTTTAATACCAGCTGATTTAGGTATAATACTACCATCCAATAAAAGAGTTTTTCCTTCATCAGAAGAAATCAAAAGCTCTATCTTATACATTAATATATTATACATGTATTGATAGTATTTCATTCTATCCACTAAAGAAGTACTCTCAGAGTTCATGTTATCATAGCAAGCACCTATATAGGAAAGCCTACAATTGTAGAGGTTATCTAAATCTTTGTTTTGACCTGGTACTTCTCTCATACCTACATAGATATCTCTACCTATTTTATAGCCTTCAAATTTAGAAGGTATCCATTTTTTTATAACCTCTAAATCACCTGCTTCTCTGTTTATTTGATAGGTTTCATCAACTAAAAACTCATAAGGTTCTCCTGTCTCTAAATCTACTCCTGATACAAATTTTACAGCCTTTGGAGCTTTCCACTCACAATGTATTACCCTTACCCCTGAAACATCAAAATAATCATCTCTAAAGGTAAATTCTAAATTAACTACAGCACCTTCTTGAAAGTTACTATAAATATCATCAATTTGTTTTTCAGTAAGCTCATCTCCAAAATGACTTATAATCTGTGAAGGAGTTAAATACATTTCATAACAAGCCCATTCACCTTCTTCTATATAATGGTTATCTTGATTTCTGTCATAGTCAAACCTTAAAGGGTTTATTACCTTTATCATAGGTTTACCATTAACCTCTCCAACCCAAAATATCTCTTTACCACTTATAAGACCATGCTTCCAGGCTCTATTGAATTTCTCTCTGATATTTTGCTCTTCCATCAAATATTCTAATATCTGATGAGATAATATCTCTGCTGGGTCTTGATGCTCTCTTTCCATATACAAACTAACTTCAGGAGGAGTTCTTGTTTTCATCTCCTCTTCTATCTGTTGTTGCATTTGTTGTTTCTCCTCTTCAGTGAGTTCTCTACCTTGAGCTTGCTGCATCTGTTCAAGCTCTAATTGCTGTCTTATAGGGGCTGTAATACTATTTATTACAAACTGCTTAATTTGTTCAAATTCTTCTTGTTCCCTTCTTGTAGTAGCTTCTTCATTAACAGCTACTACCTTCCAAGAAAAAGGTCTTCTCATCTCCATACCTAACATAGCTTTTATCTTTCCAGATAAAATATCTTTGTTAGTAAAATCTAATGGCAATTTACCTACTTCAGCTCCATAAGGTTGGCATACATACTCAAAGTCTTTTGCATTAATTCTGTTATTAAATAAATCATAGTTAATCTTCATTTTCCTCCACTCAGATATAATGCCATCTTGACCATCAAATCTTGAAGAAGAAAAAGAAGACCTGTCATATAAATCTATTTGTTCTTTGAACCATGCAAAATCATTAGCCTCTTTTTGAGACCTTGATAATCTCTTTTTGTCCATAGTTATCTTTTTCTATAAAAACCTTTTAATACTTCAAAAACTTCTGCTATTCTATCTTTTCTATCCTCATCATAAACCTTGTCAAGTTGTTCTTCCTGTCTTTGAAACATTACCTGCATTAATGCCATACAATTATGATTGACTATATTGTTTGCTATATATGTATGATTGTTTTCTACTTCAAAATTATATACACTCAAATTCTCTACATACTCAGTTTCTCTTATTTTAATTGGAGTATAAAATCCAAATTCATCTTCATAAGTAATATTTTTATTAGTATCCAAAAAACATTTTTTAAACTTTTTCGATTCATAAAAAGATAAAAAATAATCTATATAATTAGAAGATATGTTCATTCTATATTGGTTGTGTCTATTGACAACACTAACATTACTGTATATATTATTATCAAACAATATTTGTCTAACTTGTTGTAATAGTTCTTTATACTTTGTAGACAACATCAAATTACATCTATCATACCCATTAACTTTACTAAATTGCTGACAACCATCCCCTTCAAAGTAACCTATAACAAAAGGCATCAAATCTTTAGAATTATAAAACCATTCAGATAGTTTTTTATCTCCAGGTTTATATCCTATTGAAATTGCTATTTCTTGTATTTTACTTGATGTAACTTCAACTCTATAAAAAGTTCCATAATCAACAACTTTAGCATCTATAGGTCTATATATCCTATTATTTGCAATGTTTTCTTTTTCTCTATATTTATTGATTATATTACACAAATCTTCTGCAATTTCATATTGATTTTTTTGTAATGTTATTCTCAATTTTTTTGTTTTGAAATCAATATGTCCATCAGCCATTATCCAACCTAACAAATATAACAAGTCTGGTTCATATATATTATCTGCAAGTTCTTTTCTCTTAGGAATAAAAGCAAATTGATATTTATCTGTTAATGAATCAGCTCTTCTATAAGAGAAATTATTTAATGCTTTTTTCCTTTGACAATGAGAAACACCTTTTGAACTTCCAACTAATAAAGGGTGGTTTTCGGTAACAATAAGGTCTTCTGCTTCTCCTGAGATATTTAGTCTTATCAGATTTCCACTAAAATCATTCTTCATAATATTAGAAACTTTTTGTATAGACCCATCATAAGTTAAAACTTCATCTCCTACTTTTATATCTTCTACATTTTTTAACCCATCTTTTGTCTTTATTTTAGTTCCTTCAACTAAACATCGGTCCGTATTTACTTTCCTGTTATAAGCTATTAACTCCTCTAATAATCCTATGTCATATATAGAATCTATTGTAGTTATTGGATTACCATTTTCATCATATTCTTGTACTTCAAGTAACCAATCCTTTATATATTTCTCTCCAGCATCTTTCATCTTTTCATTCATGTGACAACCATATACACGAGCTACCTTTGAGTTCTTTATGTTATTAGAAATTACCCTATCAGGTTGTAAGGCTAATAAATCAAGCCTATTCATTCTCCTAAAGTAGTTCTTTACGTGAGTTACCTCATTCTCAAACATAACCTCTGTATTATATAAAATAGCAAACATCATAGCTATCCTTGATACATCATCACTTTCTTGAGGTCTTCCTACATATTGAGCTACTATACAATTTTTAGTTAAGCTACCTTTATGTACCCCTTTAAAAACATAAATAGCTCCTAAAGAAACCCCATTAGACATATCTTGTCTATAAGGGTCAAATCCTATTTTATATAATCCCTTTGGTGCTGATTTTATAGGATACTCATATATTATAGGACACCCTTCTAAGTTATTATCTTTAGGTCTATAGTTCCATATAGGTTGTAATTTATTCTTTAAATCAGGTTTGGCTACTACTTTACCATCTTCAAAAAATAGTTCTACAGGGGTTCCCATCTTTAAATGTAGGTTTCCTGACATAACTTTATTGAGCCTATTTCTAAGTTCTATAGTAGGAAAAACATTAATATTTGCTACACTAAAAGCATCAGCAGGACATAAAGGAAACTCTTGAATATGCTTCTGCAAAATTAAGCTATTTGTAGAATTATCCAAAAGTTTTTTTCTTCTTTGGTTTTCCCAAGCTGTAGCAGCTTCTACATCAGAGTTACCTTGTTCATCATAAAAGCCCTCAAGATTCCAACTAATAGGGTGAAAAAATCCACAAGTAGTATCCTCAGCATCTTTATCCCAGATATTTACAAAAGGCATAAATCCATAAGGTATAGGATTAAAGAACATATCAGCATAATCCTTAGTACCCCCTAAAAGGTCCCCTGAAGTACCAATCAAACATATTTGCCCTGTAATTTTACTACCTGCTGTAAGTGATGGAGCAATAGCATTAAAAGAATCTTTTAAATTATCAAAAGCACCAACCTCTTCAAGTAATATAAAGAAAGCATCCACACCACGCATGGCATCAGGATTATCCTTAAAAGTTCTTGTAGCATCAATTACAGATTTATAACCTTTCTCTACATTGACACCATTAACTTCTTCTATATAGCCAGCTTTTATAAAGTTTTTCTTATCTACTAATCTGTTCTTAGAGAATCCTGTGTACTCATTAAAAAAATTCAAATACTCTAATGTTTTATCCATTGTTTGGTCAATGAACTTCTTTTCATAAGCACCTATTAAGGAAAGCTTATTCCTTATAGTGTTATATATATTTGCTATTATAAGAGATGTCTTATAAGAATAACCTCTACGACGTGCTTTACCTACAATAAAATGGTAACCTCCATTAAGATAATCTAAATGAGGCTTTACAAATAAGCCTAATCTATCAAGTATCCTTTGAGATATTTCATCTCTTTTCTTTTTTATCTTAGCATACTCTTCATTATCAGGTTCTAATTTTTTGAGTCTCTTATTTAATTCATTCCATTCTTTTTTTTCAGCAGGTTTACTTGGAACTTGAGTCATTGAAGAACATATACCATTTCTTGCAATCTCTAAGGACCAAAAGAAATTATAATCACCATCCCAAAAATCAGGAAAACTAACCTCTTTTGTAGCTAATGTTTCTTCTTCATCTTCATCATCAAACTTCATTTTTAATATTTGAGCAAAGTTTAAATAACAATAATGATGCCCTGTAATTTTCTCCCCATGTACTTCATAACCTTCTATACATCTTCTGAGTTGCTCTTTCCAATATTCAAGCCACTCAGGAGTACCATAAGGAGCTTCTGTGTAATAACCTTTTTCAAGAAACCTTATAGCCTCTTGCCTAAACACAGAAGTATCTTTCCATTTACCATTATTATTTCTAATCTTACTCATCTAATTCAAAATGAATTGTTCTATTACCTACTATAGTTATAGGGAATTTCAAATCTACAACTTCTCTAATAAAACGTAATTTAACCCCTTCATAATAAAAGGATTTAAGTTTATCTTTATCCCCTCTTATTAGAAACTCATTATAATCAAAATATTCCTGTTTAAACTCTTTAAAATTATCTATTTCTTTTGCTGTCTTTTTCATACTAATTCTCTAATGGATTAATAGTTTTATTACCTCTTGTCCTTGTTTGGTCAAACAATTCCTGGTCTACCTTTTCTTTTAAATTATTAAGTGAAGTCATAATTTTCTCTACTTTCTCAATAGCTGAATATACATCAGCTGGTTTATATACAGGTATCCCAGATTTAGTTCTCTCATTAAGGTCAATATTTAAAAGGTATTCTCTTGTCTTTATTAATGTCTCTAAAGATTGTTTATACATAACATAGTTGAAACTACCCTCAGTTTGAAACTCTTCTATTCTATATAGAGCAAACTTAAGTTCATCATCAGGTTGCCAATTTGCTGGATATTTAAGCATTTCTTTTAATTTTTCAAATCTCTGCTTATCACTATATCCAGCATAAGGATTGGTTTTTCTTTTACTACTCATAAGTTCTATAAAAGTAAAATCCCTTATAGCATCTGATTTATCTTTACTTTTATCTCTTTCCCATATAGTTTTGAAAGGCTCTATTAAAACAGTTTCTGGGTGTGGTCTAGCTATGTTATTCTCTAATATAAATAAATATGCCATTACTCCTCTAAATAAAATTTAACTTTACCTGATATCTTATTCAAAAAACCCTCTTTAGCCATATTATAGTCTAATTCATCACTATAATAACTCCAATAAAATTCTTTGGTCTCTATGTCAATGAAATTAAATTCATAACCATTCACTGTAAGAGTTCTCTCAATAAGAACATGTTTTGTATAGTTCTTCTTTTCTTCTTTCTTATTATCAACAGATTTATTTTTATTTGAATCAAAATTAATAATACCAGTTATACTTTCAGGTGAAAGTTTCATTGTACAAAGGTATCTATTTAATTTTAAATAATCTTCCCAATCAAGCTTAATACCATTAACTACAATATGTGCCATGACTTAAAATTCTTTAATTAAACAATAACTTACTTCTTTTTGATTACCTATAAAATTCAATACATTATAATAATCACTTGTATTATTAGCTACTTGACAACCTGTAGACCAACCACCAATTAACCTTGTAATAATATTACCTGGCTGATAACTTGCTGTATGAAAATTAATACCAATAATACCTTCCCTTATTTTTCCAATCTCTTCAGCTTTTTCATTCTTATTCCAATCTCTATAGTACTTTATAGGACTGAGCTGTTTTAAAGCTTTCATCTTACCCTTATGTAAGCCAGGTGTCCAAAGTTTATAATACCACTCATTTGTCTTAATAACAGCACAACCTTCTGGATTGTAAGTATCATAATGCTTTAGTCCTGTTAATCCTGCATTAGTAGTTCCTGATAAAACCATAACACACTTAACACCTTTGAATAGATAAAACTTATCATCAAACTCATTAAATTTATCTTCTTTACTTTGTATTCCTAATATCCAAAAGTCATCAGGAATACCCCTAAAACTAGGTAAACTCTTTACCTTATTTAGTAATTCTTCATCTGTGTATTTTTTCATTACTTTAAAATTAATGCTTTAAATCTTAACTCCTCTTGTGTACCATCTTTATAATGTACATATACACTTTTATTTATATTGTACCTATCATTATCTATATGAAAAGGAAAAGTACCTGAAGAAAACTTTATACTTAAAGAACCATTCTGATACCCTAAAACCTTAGTACAACTACCACAACCTGATTCTACATAAGAAATATTATTACTAATATCCTCTATACTATAAAAGTGAAATACAATATTACTACCACTTTTTATAGTCCCTAAATCTAATTCACTTTCTTTAAATTTACTCATCTTTTCTTTTTTTAAATGTTCTAAATTTACCTTCCCTTAATTGCCAAAAAATACCAGTATCTTTGTCATATATTAATTTTGTATCACAAAACATTTTCCACTGAGACCTATTAAGCATTTTTGGATAACAAGGTTTGTCACAGGCTTTATCTGCAAATTGTAATTCTGTAGTCTTACAACCACATATTTTACAACTACCTTCATTATAGCACTGCTTATCCATACTAATAACTCTAAGCTCTATCTGTTCTATTAACCAATTAGGTAGTAACCATTTCAAATTAATACCATATAATTGTTTACTGTAATATAATCTATACCTTATATTACCTTGAATGTAAGACCATATATTTTTTAAAGTTGGTCTTGCTCTTTTTTGTGGTTCTCCAAAAACTCTTTGCATTTTTCTATATGTGTTAGATATTTTTTTATCACCTCTTTTGTAAAGCTATCCTTATGAGTCTCTAAATAATTTTCCATGTTTTTTGTTGCAATCTCTATTCTTCTTGCCTGTGGCTTCATGTAACAAAAACCCTGTAAATAAATCTTTTTAAAATCATAACCATCCAAACACTCTCTTACATAATCAAAAAGACTATTTACCATCATTTCAAAATGAACAAAATCCAAACCTTCATACTTATCTTTTATAACCTTAAAATAACAATCTTTTACATAATCAAAAGTCTTAGTACTATAAGACCTTTCTCTATGTACACCATTAGTTCTTACCCTGTTCTTCATAATTCTCTATCTTAAAATTATAAACCATCTTATCATTATTACACAATAAAATAGGTACAATATCATAGCTACCCTTTGCATTCTTAATGATAAAACCCTTCTTCCTTAAAGAAGATAAATAATTAGTCAAACCACTAAAGCTTAAACCTAATTTATCCATTACAGCTTTTCTACCTGCTTTATCAAACTTATCATCCACATTATTCAAAAACATAAATTCTGATAAAACATTAATCTCACCCTCTGTTAGCCTTCTTGGTAACATAGGGTTTATTAACTCTAAGTGCCTCCTATAATACAAAGAACCACTCAAAACTACACTCTTACTTATTACCTTCATCAATACTTAACTTTAATGCCACAAAATTACAAAACTTTAGTCAATAAAAAAAATGTTTAGATATTTAATCTAAACATTTGAAAATTAACCATTTATATATAAAACAAAAACAATCAGTATTCTATACAATATCTGCGAAAGTACTTTCTGCCTCTCGCGCGTAAATCAAACTTCATTTCATGAACTTTTCTTTTTACGCTCTGAAGAGCCCAAAAAAGTCCTCCCTAAGGGGCCTCTCGCGCTCCATTGACTTCTTAAAATCTCGCATTAACTCAGTGTTAATCCTCATAATAAAAAGTAGCACGAAAAATCTCTTAGTGACTTACCATTTGATTCATGGTGAAGTGTGTTTGAAGCTCTTTATCTTTTCAGGCGGTTACAATCTAATCAAACATATTATTAAATAATACTCTTAGATATTTGCCCTTAGTGTAACAATACTAATTCCTTAGCATGCAAATTCATCTCTGTACACTTAACTACTAATTTCCCTCCCCGCTTTGGCTTGCTAAACCTGTTTAGTCCTGTAGCTCTCTCTGGTGACTTCTATGAGCCATTCCTTTGCACAACTAATCCAGTGCTAATTTAACAACTATGTACCATATCCTTTCCCAAGGGATTACCTGTTCTGCGGTGGTAGTACTGAAATTTATTGAACTTATCAGTTATATATTGCTTACTCGAAGCTTATCAAATTAAGGAACTTTCCCCTAACCTATATAACCTATCAAACTTTGTGACCTATGGCTCTCGTATCCAATATTTAATACCTTATATATAGTACTCAGCTACTTTCCTATTAGTACCTATAAAATATCTTCTTTAGGATTATATACCAACTAAAATGCATCTTGAACTCTTCAGTTTACTGCTGCATCTGAACCCACTTTTAGAACAGTAGTGGTGGTCTGACAGGGGCAAAGATACAAAAAAATAATAACATGACAAAAAAATATAAAAAATTTTTCTGGAAATTTTTTAGAATTTGAGAGTATTAGTGCAGATGTGGGAGTATTCCCAAAACACCCCCCACTAATTTTTGAATAACAAACTCCCCCTCCCATAATTTGGGGAGTACTAAATTACTTACATCATGGAAACAAAAGTTTTCTTTGCTTCATCAGTTGAAGCATCTTTATTGTCTGAGGCTAAGTTTGTTCAGACACAAGTTTCAGAGCTTGTAAGGTTCTTGGAATCTAAACCTAGTTTTATTGTGAAGTCTTGCTTGATTTCATCACAAGATGAGTTTGGGGTTTGTATTACCTTGCCAAATTTGAAGCAAGATTCTACTCAAGCTATTGGTGATGCTATGTCCTATATCTTTATGTTACATGAGGATTTAGTGACCTTTAGGGACTTACATTTCAACTACTTTTCTGAGTTCCAACTTGTCTGGTTAGATAACATAATAGACAGGTGTTATAATGTTATAGAGAGTAAATATAAAAGGGCTTAATGCCCTTTTTTCTTTTCATTCTGAAAAGAAGTTTATAAGAACCCACATTTGTTTTTGAACATAAATACTATTAATATGAATTTTTGGAAATCACTTTTCAATGTTAATTCAACAATACTATTGTTGAGTACTTTAGTACTCCTTTACATTGGAGCACAATTTATAAACCCAAGCTCTGCTGTTGAAACATGGTTATTTATATCAATAGAGTGTCTATTATTACTTGTTTGGGTTTTAGAAACTAATAAACACATGAATAAATACTTTGTGTGGGAAGAAAACAAAAAGAGAGCTTAAAACTCTCTTTTTTATTTTATACCTTATATATATGGTATAACTCTATTCTCCTTTTTGATGTCAAAAAAGTTATGATATATATGGTATAAGCCTTTTATCTATAAAAGGAGGCTAACAAGTGTTAGCTAAATAAAGTGTCTTCTCTTCCCTGAAATAAGTGTCAGCTCAATAGCATTATTATCCCCTTTATCTATACCATATATATATATGGTATAAATTATCTTTTTAGCTTTCTTTCAGAAAGCTATTTTATAGGGCTTTCAGCCCTGTGTTTTATTATAAAACCCTCAAACTACAAGAGAACCCACACTCTTTCTTGTATTTCCTCATTCTTCGGAAATACAAGGTAAATTACAAAAGAACCCACACTTATTTCCGAGTAAGTATAAAATACAGAAATACCTCTGCTCAAATTAACTCATTAACTAATCATACTAATACTTATCCTATGATTACTTTAGTACAAACTAAGAACAAACAAGGGGAAATCAACCCCCTTGTAAAAGAAGGTGTTGATAAAAATGGTAAACCCTTTGTAGCTGTTGCTCTATTTGAAGAGTGTATAACTACTCAAAGGTCTAAATCAGGTACTAACTTTATCCAAACTCAAAAGAGAATGGCATGGGTACAAGCTGAGAATAAAAAATACTTAGCTGCTTCCCTGTTAGGAACTCTTGATGAATCCAAGTTAGTACCTGGTGCTAAAGTGAAATCAGGTAAACTAGTGAGACAACTCTCATTTGAGCCCTTTAGAGAAAATCAAGAACCTGTAGTGAATCCTACTACTAGTGAAGTTGCCATAAAAGATGGTAGAGAATACTACTCTATCTTTACTTGGGACTTTGATGACTCTATGCCTGATACTTCTTGGGTTGGTGAATTGCCACAAGCTCAAGTTAATGCAAATGAGCCAGAAGTAATTGATGCTGAGCAGTTTGCATAATGAGACTTAAAGTGTTACTTTAAGTAAAATGATGTAAGTAGTTGAGAATAACCCCATTACTCCAAATGTGGGTTATTCTCTTTTTGCTTAATTTCTTTTACTTAATAGCTTGATAACACTTTAGCTTTCTTTTTCACTTGATTTCTTTTATTTTGCCTAAGTATAGTATATACCCAAAAAGGTATAAATTACTTATGGCAAGATATCATTATTTTATAGCTAAAAAACAAATAAAACATAAATACAATGAATTTTATAGGATTACAAACATTCCCAGATGATTGGGGTAACTACTGTGACTTTGATAAAAGTGATTATGTGCAACACTATAAGTGGGCTTTAGAAGAAGGCTTATCTATAGGTAATATTTATCTAAATACAGGTATAATATCTAAAGAGACTGAAAGTAAGATTAAAGAGAGTTTTGAGAATTATAAAGATAGTTTTAAAAGTTTTTCTAAATACAGTTTAGAGGATTTAATTAATATTGCTGATACAGAAGAATTAATTAAAGAACTTTCAGGTGCTAAGGGTGAATGCAGGAATAATGCTAATTTGTTTTTTCAAACTTATTATGATATTAAGGTTGAGAATTATTTAGATGAAGCTTTTAAAAAAGAGTGCTATGATTTAAAAGAAAAGTTTAGGGCTATGGAGTATACAATAAGTAAACTAATAGACCTTATTAGGGATTACCATAAATACTTATCTTTTTGTGAAGAGTATGTAGCAAATAGTTTTTATTCTTTTAATACTGAAGAAGAAATAGATTCAGCTATAGAAGAGCTAAATACTAAGCTTGAAACCTTAAATAAAAGTAATCCAGAATACTTCTATACAAAGGGTGAAAGAGAAGCTCTATATGAGTATAAAATAGCATTTACTAAGTCTCACTGTGGATTTTACTAAGGTTTTAGGAGTTCCTACAAAAACTCCTATTTAAATTTAGAACATAAACACAATGAATACAATAGTATTGGCATTAGCAAGTATATTCAGTTTTTCTCAGCCAAAGACTGAAAAATTTTGGATAAATGGTAAGGTATATGAAATACCTTATGATAGTAAAGAAGCAGTATTAACCATCAATGGTGATTTTGACATTAAGTGTTGGTTAATAAAAGGGGAATTATTATCAGATGATGGTAGTAACATTTTTATAGATACTTATGATAACTATTTTCACTTAGCATGGACTGATTATGGTATTGCTGTAATACCTGTAAGTAGAAAATATGTTCAATAAAATAGTTTTGTCTGGTTATATTCAAAAACCAGACTTAGTTATTTAATTTTAAACATTAGAAGATACAAAAGAAGATATTACTTTGAAAAGGTATAAGGAATATTGGTAGTCTGTAGTATTTATGTTTTAGTTTCGGGGAAAGGCCTATATATCTGAGTACCTGAAACTTTTTTATCACAACACTACTAAAAGGATAAGGCTTTTAGTCAAGAATTTGTACTCGTAAGTTACGGGAAGATAGTATAAAATAAAATAGTTTAATATTATAAAACAACTTTAATTTTAACAATAGCATGTTATAAAATCTACAGGATAGTTACATTGAGTTTCTAATAAAAAGGTAATACTTATTATATACTATTATGGAACAAACACTACAACAGGCAAATATCAGTATTAAAAGCCTTTTTTAATTAAAAAAAAAATAAAAATATGATAAGATATTATTTACAATTAAGCAATGCTTTATTTTACCATAAAGAAAAGGATTTTGATAAATATAAAGAATGGTTAGGTAAAGCTATGGAGACTAAAAAGAATTTAAGTCGAGAAGACATAGAATTAGCAGAAACAAGAATTATTAACAAATACAAAGGATTATGAAACCAATACTTTTTTTAGCATTGTGTACTACATTAAGTAGTTATTCACAAAAGGTTTATGATTTAGACAGGAAAGAGCCTAAGACTTTAGAGCAAGTAATTACAAAAAGTGTAAAAACTGAAGACAAAGCTATTTATAAAGGTCAGCAATATGATGTTTATAAAACAGAGAAGGGCAAATTATTCATAGTAGCTATGAGTAATAAGACAAATAATTATTACAGAAAATACCTAAAAGAAGATGGAAAATAATAAAGAAAAAGAAAGAATACTTAGTGATTTAAGTGTATATTTATTACTTATAAATATAGGTTTATTTTGGTTATTACTTTTTTTAGATGTTGATTGGGAAATAGCCACAGGAGTTGCTGTTGCTTTTTATGCTGCAAGTTTTTATATTATTATGAAATTAGATAAATAATTATGAAGACAATTTTAGAAATTAAGCAAGGCTTAGAATTCAAGGGATTACCCACGAGAGATGCAATATTAGAGTTCATCAAAAGGAAGGGTAAGGATTCACTTGATTATCATAAGTTATATGTCATTTATGATTTAGGAGAGAATAATGTATTACTTTCTGAAAGTTACTTTATTTGTAATAGTTCAGAAAAGGATTTCAGAATTATCTCTTTAGTCAATAACTTGACACTTAATGATGAGCAAGAGTAAGATTCCACTGTGTTATGACTTAAAGAAACTGATATGTGTGAATATATCTTGGAGTAGAGTTTCTAAGTTGCCATAACATTGGTATATTAAAGGGTAGTTAATTCTATCCTTTAATTACCTCACTTTCATTTTTATTTTTGAAAGATTTTAAAAAACAGTAAAGTTCTTTTTTCATTTGCATCATATATGCAACTTAACCTTATCATTTTTACAATGAGCAAGTAGTTTTGACTGTTTCTATTTGCTTTTTTTATTTATAAGAAAGATAATAAAAGAGGGAGACTACACCTTTACCTTCCTTATAGCCTAATGTTATACAAGCTTTTGTATTCCAAGTCTAACTTATGGTAATCATAAGTTTAACTTATGGTAACCATAAGCTTGAAGAGATTTGTTAAACTGTACTAAAGAGATTTCATAAGTGGAAAATATAACATACCTTTGCAGGGAATTTAAAAAGTACCTTAATATGGAAAGAAAAAAAAAAGTAGAAAGGGTGAATAAACCTAAACAAGAAAAGCTAAAAAAAGTAACTTATGAAGAAGAAACTATTGAGATAGACAATGAAACAGGTGAAGTAGTAAAAGTTAAAAATACTAAGACAGCAATAGTATCTACAGAGCCAGACTTTCTAAAATTATATCTTAGTGATATAAAGAGAATATTTTCTTTAGAAAAGAATGTATCTTTAGTTTTATATTCAATAATACTAAGAATGGGATATGATAATAAGTTTGTATCTGTAAAAGACACTAAGGAATTGATAGCTAAAGACACAGGATTAAAAGTAGAAACAATTGATGTTGCTATTTCAAAGCTAAAAAAAGAAAGCATATTAATACCTATATCAAAATCTGTTTATTTAGTAGACCCTAATTTATTTGCAAGAGGTAAATGGAATAAACTAAAAGATTTGAGATTATGTATTAATTATAACCCTGATGGTACAAGGACTATAAATTCAAATATGATGCAAAATATTATTGAACAAGGATTAAGAGATTAAAACTATGACATACACAATATTTGATTTAGAGTGTGATGGTTTATTAGATGAGGTAACAAAATTACATTGTTTTTGTTATCAGATTTATGAAAAAGGTGTTTTATTAGAGAAAGGAGCTTTAGTGAATCCTAATGATATTATTACCTTTTTAGATAAACAAGAAACCTTAATTGGGCATAATGTCATAAGATTTGACATACCTGTATTAAAGAAACTTTTAGGTTGGAAGAAGCCAAAAGAGCTTAAAATTATAGATACTATGGGATTATCATGGTATTTATATATAGGAAGAAAATCTCATGGATTAGAATCTTTTGGAGAAGAATTTGGAGTACCTAAACCTAAAATAGAGGATTGGAGTAATCTCACTATTGAGGAATATATACATAGATGTAATGAAGATGTTGAAATTAATCAAATATTATTTCATAATCAAATACATTTTCTTCACAAATTATATCCAAAACAAGAAGATAAGGAAAGAATCATCAATTACCTAAACTTCAAATTAGATTGCCTAAGAGAGCAAGAGGAAGTAAAAATAAAAGTAGATGTAGAATTACTTAATAAATCACTTGAAGAACTTACCTCTATATACACAGAAAAAGCTGAAATTTTAAAGAAAGTGATGCCAAAGGTATATAAGTACAAAGAAGTAAAAAAACCTGAAAAAATGACCAAAAAAGATGGTTCATTAAGTGAAGCTGGTAAAAAATGGTACTCTCTTTTACAAGAACAAGAATTACCTGAAGATTATAATAGTGTAGTAACTGTAATTCACAAAGAGGAAGAACCTAATCCAGGAAGTGTGGACCAAGTAAAAAATTTTCTTTATTCTTTAGGTTGGAAACCTAATATATTTGATAAAAAAACAAAAGTAGCTCAAATATATGATGATAATAAGAAAGTAAGTATTTCTGTGAAAGAATTATATCCACTATGTCCAGAGTTAGAAAACTTAGATATGATGAGTATGATTAGAAATAGAATTAATACTCTAAAAGGATTTCAAGAAAATTTAGATAGTAATAATTTTTCCATTGCTACAGCTCAAGGACTCACCAACACTCTAAGATTCACTCATAAAAAACCTGTTGCAAATCTTGTGAAAGTGGGTAAATTTTATGGAGAACAGATTAGAGGTTTAATTACAGTACCTAATGATAATTATCTTTTTTGCGGGAGTGATTGTTCAGCTTTAGAGGATACAACAAAGCAAAACTATATGATGAAATATGATGCAGAGTATGTAAAAGAAATGAGAACTCCTGGATTTGACCCTCATATAGATATAGCATTGCTTTCTGGTTTATTATCTCAAGAAGAAGTTTTAAGGTATAAAGAATTAGATAAAAAGAAAGAACAAACTTCAGAAGAACATAAAGAATTTGTAATACTAAAAAATAAAAGAGGTATTGCTAAGATAGGTAATTTTAGTATGACTTATGGAGCTCAACCTCCAACAGTAGCAGAATCTATAAATAAACCTTTAGAAGAAGCTCAAAAACTCTTTAATATTTATTGGGAAAGAAATTGGTCTGTAAAAAAAATAGCAGAAGATTTTAGAGTTAGAATTATCTTTAAAGATGGCTCAGTAAAAGATTATATTAATAAGTCCTTAATAGATTTTAGTACTGATAAAGATAAAAAAAGACAATGGTACAGTTTTATGGAATCAATAGATTCTATGTGGTTATTAAATCCATATAGTAATTTCTATTATTCTTTAAGAAAACCCAAAGATGCTTTTTCAACAGGTAATCAAGGATTAGGAGTTTGGTGTTTTGATAACTTTGTAAAAGAGGTTAGACAAAAAGGAATTAAAATAAGTCTTCAATATCACGATAAACAAAATTGTTGTGAATAAACCCTGTTAATTGCTGGAAACTCTTAACTCATAGAGAAAGACAATCAGCAGCCAAGACTTAAATTTTAAGTAAGGTTCAGAGACTATCCATTTTGGAGTACACTATAAGCATAGTGGAAAAGCAGGGCAAGATTTAATCTTGAAGATATAGTCCCATCTCATAAGGAATTATGAGAAGTTCATAAGAGAACTGCTTTGTAGTAGCGATACAAAGTGAAGAGATTGGAAATTGGCTTTATATTTAATAAAAAGATACCTAAAGAAGAAATAGTACAAAAATTAAAAGAGTGTATTTCTAAAGTAAATGATAGATTACAATTACCTATTCCAATAGATATAAGTGCAGACTTTGGAGTTAATTACGCACAATGTCATTAATTATGAATAAGAATTTTAAATTAAAAGAATTTTTATTAGAGTTTAAAAGAGGTTACTCTTTTGAAAAAGAAGAAGAAAAACAAAAAGATAGATATGAAGGTAAAGTCTCTTTCTTTAATGAAATAGGAGAGTCTTTTACCCTTTGTGTAGATGAAGATTTGTCATTAGATATACTAAAGATAATATCTAAGAAACTCTCAGAAAACACAGATAAATTAGTAAAAAACATAATTGACAGTATATGAAAATGAAAACAACATTTAAAATAGGAGACAGAGTCTTTGATATAAGATTTGGCTGGGGAGTAGTAATTTTTATGTACTCTTTTGATTGGAAAAAAGAAGTATATTCAAAGTTAGTTTGTGTAGTTAGGTTTGAAAATGAAGGAGAAATTCATTATACAAAAGAAATAGCTTTGAAACTATTATCTTTTACAGAATATACATTAGAAGGTTTTACTCAAGAAAAACAAATCAATTGGAATGATTATATAGGTAAATGGTGTATATTCAGTGAATACTTAGAAGATAATGAAGATTTTATATTAATAGGTAAATTAATTTCAGTTAATAAAAATGGTAGATTTCATAGTGGTAGATGTAATTTTGCTATTTGTGAGCCATTAACAGATGAACAAATTAAAATACTAAACTTAGAACAATGAAAAAAAGTGAATACCCTGATTGGTTAATTCCTTTAGAATTAGCTAAAGAATTAGAAAAAATAGGCTTTGATGAACCTTGTTATTTTAAATATGATTCTGAAGGTGTGTTTTTCTCTGATTATGTAAATGCTACAGAAAAAGGGGAGTTTTTATCTTGTATTTATATAGATTTAAACAAAGGATTTGGTAATATTCCTACATGGGAACAAGCTTTATCTTGGTTTAGAAAGAAAGGACTTGTAGGAACAATAGAGTATGAAGATTTTATTTTAGATGATAAAACTTGTTATTATGCTTACCGTATAACAGATAAATCAGGTGATATATTATTTTATTCTTCTAATTACAAAACTTATGAAACTTATGAGGAAACAAGAGAAGCATTAATAAATAAATTAATTGAATTATATGGAAGAAAATAATTATAATAATTGTCTTGTATCTATAGGGCAAGCTAAAAAATTAAGAGAGTTAGGTTTTGAAGAAAAGTGTCATTTCTTTTGGAATTTTTACGAACATGTAAATAGGATGTGTTGTTATGCAGATATAAATGAGGAAGATGAAGATTTTCTTTTTCCTAATGAATATAATTACAACAACAAAAATTCATCTGGTTATGATGTATATCTATCAATTCCTACCTTTGAACAAGTACTAAAATGGTTTATAAGTAAAGGTTTTATTGGAACTATAGTATGTTTTAGAGATGCTTCTTTAAATAAACCTATTTATATCTTTGAAATTAAAGATGAGAAGGGATACTTAATTTCTTCAAGTAGAAACATTACTGAAAAATATGAAGAAGCACGTGAAGCATTAGTTAATGATTTAATTAAAGTTTATGGAAACAATATTTAAAGTAGGAATAACTGTATATGACCAATTTGTATTTCCTGGTAAAGAAGGCAAAGTAATTGAAATTTGTGATAATTTAGATTATCCAATAAGAGTGTCTTTAGATGGTCAAAAAATTAGTCATGCTTATACAAAAGATGGAAGATATGATAGGAAATTAACCCCATCTTTATCAACAAAACCTTATAAAATAGAAGGTTTTAGTCAAAAATCAACTTTTAATGAAGCTCTAAAATGGTTAAGAGACAAATATTTAGGTGAATCTATTACTTATAAAATAGATGGAGAAAAGTATTTTGTTGATTATTATTATAGTAAAAATGCTCCTTATAAATCTTTTGAAGCTCTTAGAAAACTCATAATTTTTAGAGACTACTACAATGATGGTCTTAAACAAGAGGATTTAAATAATGTTATTAATGCTATTATAATAGAAAGAGTAGATGATGAATATCAATTTGTTGCCAAGAAAAGTTTTAATACAAGACATGTATTATTCTTTAAATCAGAAGAAATTGCAGAAAATTTCCTTAGAGAACAGAAATAACTATTAGAAATTGCTAAACCTTTATTATAATGAAAGAGCTTGACTTTTTAGAAGATTATATTGAATCTATTGTAGGAAATAAAATAACAATAATAAGTGGTGTAGAAGAAAGTGAAAAGTATTACACTTTTAGATATTGTTTATTCAATGATTTTACAGAAACTGTAGAAGCTGAAATAAATAAAAAGAATTTTTTAGAATTGGTTGAAAAACAAAAAACAGAAAAGCCATTGTTATGAGTGAAAGTCTAAAACAAGACTTGCTTACTCTTTTATTTAATACTGTCTTTATAGTAATTCCATGGGGTATATTTTGTTACATAGTAGTAAAATCTATAAATCCATTTGGTAATTATACAATCACTTTACCAAGATTTGCTACAAAAGAACAAGTAAAAGAGTATATAAGTAAAAAAATGAATGTATCTCCAGAAATTGTTTATCTATCCAGAGAAAATGGTTTTGGAGATTGGCAAATAATTTTGTATTATAATAAACCTGATTGTAAATATACTACTCTTATGGTAACAGATATTGAAATATTAAATTATTTTGATAATAAAAAGTAATTATGACAAAAGCAGAATTAACAGAATTACTTATAGATGCTAATATAGAAGTAGCTCAAAAAGTATTAAATGATTTACCAAGAAAAAGTTCTTTGGAAGTTGCTCAAGACTGGTATAATAATTTAAATGGGGTAAAATTCTCTGATTGGGGTAAAGACTTATTCTCATATTCTCCTCCAATAAAAGAGATAAAAATACCTACTAAAATGATTATACCATGTCTTGAAAATGATAAGAAAGCAGAACATATTCTTGTAAATTACTTGCAAAGACAACTCAACAAAATAGAAAATCAATTCTTTTTTGGAGTTAATAGGATAAGAAAACTTTTTGTTAAGTTAGAAAGTAGAAGTCCAAAAGATTATATTCAGAATTATCCTAAAGAGGACTATAAAGCTCTTCATAATGCAGAAGAAATTGTAGATGCTCTATTAGGTTCAATGAGAACTTTTGAGGACTTAGTATTTTTAACTAAATTAAAAGATGAGGTTATTCTATATGTTAGACCTTTTGCTGATTTAGAAAGGAGATATGAGTGGAGAGTATTTGTAAAAGATAGAAAAGTTATAGGTATAAGCCAGCAGTTCTATGAAGAAACTTTCTCTTATAATAAAAAATATTTAAATGAGATTAAGAGGAGTATTTCTTACTTTATGGACAATATTTGTATACCAAATATTAAAGTAAATAGTTTTGTAGCTGATTTATATGTTTCAGGAGGAACTCACTATAAACCTGGAATTACTAAGAGATTCTTAGATATTTCCATAATAGAAACAAATCCTTATGGATTATCTGACCCTTGTCTTTTTGAAACTTACGATGAGTTAGAATTAAGAAATGAATTTTTAAAGTATAATAAATAGATTATGGACTTAAAAGACATACAAAAAAGAGAAATATGGAATAAAAAGTATAACAAAGCTATAGAATACTCTAACAAACAACAAAGTAAAGGGGGTTATATCTGTAAAGAACAAAGAATTAATTGTACTAATTATGCAGATGGAAAAATAACTTGGAAAGAATTTAAAGAACTTTATAAAATAGTATAAGTATGAGTAAAGGAAATAAATTTGTAGACAACTTCATGATGTTTCTATTCATATTGTACTGTATAGGAGCATATATAGTCATCATTTATGTGAGTTTGGATGTACAGAAAGCTACTCACAATAATACCTTATCCACTTTAGATATAACATTAGAATCTTTAATTGTTCCAGTTCTTATATTAGGTGGTTTTGGGTTCTTAGTTCTTATGCAGAAAATATCAGACATGTTTAAATAAATTAAGTTATGTATATAGAATTTAAAGCAGTTAAAAGAAAAACCCAGTTATCTTTTGTAACCCCAGTTACTGAAGAAGACATAAAAGAATTTAAAGAAACTGGAAAAATTACAGCAAAGAATTTTGATCACTTTGAAGTAAGTATTAGTGAGAGTGACAGAATTTTTAACCAATCTCCTAAAATAGGTGATATGATTGCTCTTAATCCTAAAAATCATGTAGACCAGTGGTTAATTGAAGAGGAGTATTTCAAAGACAATCATATTACAAATGAGGAAGTAACGGATATTCAACCTATAAAATTTGAATTATAATGGCAAAAGTAGAAAAAATAGTACAACTTATAAATAGGTATAAACAGGAGCTTAAAGAGCATTACAAAGAGGCTGGAAAGCTTGAAGCTGAAAGAGAAGGTATGCGTGAAAAATTCACTTACACTGAAGGTAATAATGATGCTTATATAAATGCTAAAGAAAACTTTCTTGAAGAGTTAGAGGAACTTAAAGAGTATTATAGCTATGAGTAAATTAATACTTCCATTAATAACAGTAGTTGTAGCTGCTCTTTTATTAACAGTTACATTAACTTGTATAATAATAGCTATAGATGAAAAAGATTTTATTTCATGGATTTATTCATGTTTCATTTTATTTGTGGAGCTAATCATACTTATAAATTCAGTCTTTGAAATATTTAAATTAGATTAATATGATATAGATAAGATTTGAAATAAAGAAAAGTAAAAGAACTTTAGTTGAAAACTATATAACTCTTGACTTTTTTGATAAAGATGAAAAATCTAAGGAATTTAAAAAATATAAAACTAATTATATAGAGTTCCTTAATGAAATGATAGATTATATTAAAAAAGGATACGAAATTAAAACTTACAAATTAGATGAAAAATAACATCAAAGCAGAAATTATAGCTCATAGTAAAAGAGTTAATACAGGTGAAGAAATAATCACTTATAAATTGACTTATCCTAGAATTATTCTTAGTGAAGTCAATACTTATAAGCAACTTGAAAAGAATACTTCAAGTTGCTTGACTGGCAATACCAAAATTATGGTTTACAATAAAAAAGAAAATTATCTTTTTGAAAGACCTATAAGACTTATTTATCAAGATTTTATAAACAATGAAATTGATTATGGTATAATTTCTTATGATGAAGACAAAAATATGTTTTTTCTGAATGAAATAAAAGAAGTTTTTAGTACAGGTGTAAAAGAAGTCTTTGGTTTAGGTAATGAACATTTAAATTACTTAGAATGTACAAAAGAACATAAACTTTTTATAGGTAGTGGTTGGATAACCACAGAACAATTTATACAAAATAAAAAAAATGGTATATATCAAGTTTTGTATAAATTATATGAAAGTTGCCAGATACTAAATATTAATTCTAAAAAAAAGTATTTACAATGGAGGAATATACCTGAGAAATTAGCAACTAAAGAACCTTTTCATATTTTAAATGTTAGAAATGAAGGTAAAAGGGAAACTTATGATATAGAAGTAAAAGGTGAATATCACAACTTTTTAGCTAATAATATTATAGTACATAACTCTCGTGCCATACCTTTTGAGAAAATGGTTGAAGTAGTAGAGAAAGAGCCTTTTATTCCTATTGCTTGGCAATTATCACACAAGGGTATGCAAGGTAATAAATATATTACTGACCCTTATGTAATTGAAAAGAAAAAGGTATATTGGTTAGATGCAAGAGATAAAGCTATTGTATCAGCTTCTAATTTAGTTAGTAGTGAAGTTAGTAGTACAGAGTACAAACAGAATGAAGATGGTTCTTTTGAAGAAAAATCAGTTACTTTAATAAGTAATTCTACTGTAACAAAACAAATTGCTAACAGACTTTTAGAACCATGGATGTGGGTCACACAGCTTATTACAGGAACTCGTGAATCTTTTAAACATTTGTTTGAACAAAGATGTCCTATTTACAACGTAGAGGGCTTAAAATTTACTTCAAAAAAAGAAGCTATAGAATTATATCCTCACTTAAAAGATATGACAGATTTAGAGTGGTTACAGTGTAATTCAGGACAAGCAGAAATTCATTTTATGGATTTAGCAGAAAAAATGTATGATGCTCTAAATGAATCTACTCCTGACATTCTTAAAGAAGGTGAGTGGCACATCCCTTTTCAAGAGGAAATTTGGAATGGAAAGGGAGCAGAAAAGCTTGAAGATTTTATTAAGATGTCAGTATGTCTTACCGCAAAGGTTTCTTATACTAAAATTGGTGATGAGAATACAATTACTATTGAAAAAGCAAAAGAAATGTATGAGAGATTAAAAAACTCAGGACATTGGAGCTGCTTTGGACATATAGCTAAGTGTATGACTGATTATGAATATAATACTTGGATAAAAGGGAAGTGTGAAAAAAGTGAGAGTCTTAATATTTTAGCTATTTCTAATGAGATTAAAGGTTACAACAAGCAATTAAGAGGATTTGTATCTCTTCGTCAATATGTAGAAGATGGTATTAATTTAAAAGATATTTAAGATGAAAAAATTAGATTTACAGGAATTATGGAAATTCCTAATGCAACATACAGAAAAAGTTTCTGATGGTTATCATACTTTTGGTGAACTATATGAGTTTCGTAAAATGTACAATGCATTGTTATTTAATGAATGGTACAAGCAAGGAAAATACCAAGTTCATAAATCATGGAAACATTATGATGGTAAAAAATGTTTTGATAATGATAATTGGTTTATTGTTTCAGCTATGTTACCAACAGGACAAATCTCTAATCATTATAAAAAAGAAGATTGGGATTTGTTTCAAGTAGAAGAAACACCTAAAGCACTATTTGAATTTGATGGTCATACTTCAAAAGATGTATTAGAAAGAATGATTAAACTAATATCTTATGAAAAGAATAAAAATAAGAGCTAAAGGAACTACAATAGTTGAAAGAGAGTTTACTATTGAAATACCTGATAATGAAGAAATTTATGATTATACTACAGAATTAGAAGATGAATTTGATAATCTTGAAAATGGTGAAATTTTAGATTTTTNAAAAAAGAAGAAAAAATCAAAATTTTAAACAGCTCAGTTTCGCTGTTAAAAGAATCAGCAGAAATGCTTGCAAAAGCTATTCATACTGATTATGAAGATTTCACAGAAAAAGATTTCTTAGAAAATATTTCAATGTCACTAAATGCTCATTTTTCAACTACACAAGCTTTGTTGTTCAATATGATGAGACTTTTAGCTGAAGATACAAATGATAAACAATCTTGAAAAATTAAAATACAGATTATTAGAAGTTTTTGATATTAATAACCCTGATTTATTCTTTCATGTAGAAATTATACAAAGAAAAAAAGAGGTTAGTAATATCAATAAAAACTCTAATGTTGTGAAATCTTATGTGGTAAAGAGTTTAGATTACTTAGAATATAAGTTAGAAAATGAAATTATACCTATATGTAATACTCTAAATGCAAGAGCTATGATTAACTTAAACCCTAAAAGTTTTAAGAGAGTTACTCATGCAATGCTTAGAAAATTATCAGAGTATATAGAAGATAATTTTTATGAGGGAGTAATAACTAAACTTTTTACTAGCTGTACAGATGCTACATCAATAGATAAATCAATAGGTATTGAAAAATATTGGATTTTAGATATTGATACAAAAGACCCTGAAGTTTTAAGTAGAGTACAATCTACTATAAACCTTTGTGAACCTATTGAAGAGGGTAAAAACAAAGTAAAATGTCTTTTGGAAAGTAAGAATGGTTTTCATATATTTGCAACCCATTTTAATGTACAAACTTATGAAAAGCTAAAAGCAAATAATTCTCAATATTTCAAAGATGTTGAAGTTAAAAAGGATTGTCTAACTAATTTATATATACCATGAAATATATAATAATAAAAGCTTTTACAGACAGTGATTGGGATTTTTGTGATTATGCTTTGATTAAATTAGATGGAAGTAATGTAATAGGAGAAATACAAGAACAACAAAAGTTTCTTAGGAATCTAAGAGGAGATTCAAGAAAATTATTGAATAACTTTTGTAAGATGTGTTTTTATACTCATATTGTAGACTTTTATTGTTTTGATGAAGAAATAATTACAGAGGAGGAAACAAATCTTGAAAAACCTTATATTATAGATTTATCTGAAGAACAATTACAAAAACTGTCAATCCCAGAAGCAAGATTAGAGTTATATAGGTATGAGCTTTATAGTTATAATTCTTTAAGATTTACTGCCTATGGTAAATATTCTGGTGATGAATTTTACACAGATAGCTTTGATATTGTATCTTTAATTAAAGATGAAGCTAAAAAACCTTTAGATGATTATTACGAATGGATAGAGACCCAAGACAATTAATATTAGAAGAAGCCCTAAATAAATTTGAAATTGGAAAAAATCAACTCATTCTTGTTGGTATGAGGGTAGGTAAAACTAAACTTGCCATAGAGATAATGAAAAAGTACAAGGACAATTTCAAGTCTATTTTATGGGTTACTCCTAATAAAGAGCTTAGAGATAAAGGAACACCTGAAGAGTTCAAAAAATGGGGTGCAGAAGAGCTTTTAAAGGTAACTAAATTTATTTGTTACAATTCACTGCATAAAGAAAAAGGTTCTTATAACTTTATGGTTTTAGATGAGATACAATCATTCTCACCTAATAATTCTGTAGGTTTATTCACAGGGGATTTAAAAGTAGAAACAATATTAGGACTTACAGGAACCCCAAGCAAACATAAAGATAAAAGAGAGCTTTTAGAGAAACTCAATTTCTCTACTTTAGTGGAGATGTCTATAAATGAGGCTATCAATACAGACATTATTAGTGATTATCAGATAAAATTAATTCCTTTAGAACTTAACAGTAAAGATAAACTCATTGAATCAGGCTTAAAAGGTAAGAAATTTTTACAAACAGAATATGAAAAGTATAATTACCTTACCCATACAATTGAGTACAAAAAAAGGAACTTTCTGCCTGTAAATAAGTTCTTATACACCTCAAGAATGCACTTGATTTACAATGCTCCTACTAAGCTTTTTGCTGCTTTGTCTTTACTACAATCTCTAAAAAAGGAAGAAAGAACTTTAATATTTTGTTCCAATACAGAACAAGCTAAATTATTAGGTTATCCTTCTTATAATAGTAAGACTTCTGACAAAGATTTAAAAGCTTTTCAAGAAGGTAAAATAAACCAACTTTCTTTGGTTAAGACAGGTACTGTTGGTGTTACTTATAAAAATATTGATAATGTAGTTATTATCCAATGTGATAGTAATAATCAAGGATACTCTTATCAAAAGCTTAGTAGAGGATTACTTAAAAGAGAAGGTAAGAAACTTAATGTTTATATCCTTTATCTCAAAGATACTGTAGATGAGTTATGGACAAGAAAGTTCTTAGAAGATGTAGATACAACTAAAATTATAGAGTAATGAATTTTGAAACAGTATTAGAGAAGATAAAAACTAATAAACTAAATCATGATAAAGGTAATTACAACTGTATACCTTTTACAGGTTTTGAAAGATTAGAAAATTATCTTCCAGGTGTTGAAAAAGCTTCTTATTATTTAATAGGTGCAGGAACTTCTATAGGTAAGTCTAAGTTTGCAAGATATTTCTTTATTCATAATGTACTATCTTATTTAGAGAATACAAAAGAAGACATAAAAGTAGATATACTTGATTTTTCTTTAGAAGAAAGTGAAGAAAAGGTGATAATGAGTGAAATTTCAAGATACATATTTCATAAATACAAGAAAATTGTAAGTGTAAAAGACTTACAATCTATTGGGAGGTTAAATACTGTATCTAATGATATTATAAAATATGTAGAAGAGGCTAAAGAACATATAAATAAGTTCTTAGAAAGAGTACATATTATAACTCATATTACTAACCCTACAGGTATATTTAAGTATTGTAGAGATTTTGCTTTAAGTATAGGTACTTATTATGATAAAGAAGATAAACCTCTTACAAAAGAAGAAGTTGAGAATATAAGAAAAGGTGTTGGAACAGCTTTCTCTAAAGTGAAGTACTATAAAACTTATCACCCTAATCACTATGTTATAATCATTGTAGACAATTATAACCTTTTAAGTGGTGAAAAAGGGGAAAGTTTAAAAAGTGCTATTGATTTATTCTCTTCTAAGTATGCTTTAAGGCTTAGAGATAAATTTGGATTCACTGTAGTTGGAGTGCAACAGCTTGCTCTAGATGCTGAAACAGTACAATATAATGTAGCTGGAAAATCTATTGAAGAAAAGCTAACCCCATCAATTTCAAGTTTTGGTGATTCGAAGGTTGTTACAAGAGATGCTTCTTATGTATTGACATTATTTGCTCCTTATAGGTATAAAATAACAAATCATGGAGGATATGACATTACAAAACTAAAGAATCACTATAGAGCTATGCAGATACTTAAATCAAGAGATGGTGAAGCTGGAGTACAAGTACCTCTATTCTTCTTAGGAGCTGTAGATTACTTCTCAGAACTACCTAAACCTACTGAAATAGAAAAACTTACAAAAATTTATAATAGTATTAAAACTTTAAATAATGGAACAAGTTAAAATCAAACCAAGTGTTCTTAAAGAACAAATTGACAATGGTATGAAAATGAAAGAGCTTGCAGAGCATTATGGATTACCTGTAACTCAAATGAAAAATGTCCTAAAGACTTTAGGTCTTGAGATTAGGAAATTCAGGAAACCTCTTTGGGTTATTGAAGAAGAACCTGAAGTTACTAATCTTGAAGAAATAGAAGACACCCCAGAACCTCAAGCTGAAGTAGAAGCTTTAGCTCAAGAAGGTGTAGAAGAAGTACCTTCTAATACTTTTGTATATGGAGGTTCTAACAGATTTGCGTAATTAATTTATAAATTATTCATATATGAATTTTGGATTTCAAGAAGCCAAAGAATCAACAGGTAGCTTTGGCAAATTTGGTCTTAACCAAAATGCTACTTTTACTAAAGTAGAGGTAACACAAACAAAAAATGGTCTTGATGTACTATCTGTAAATTACATGTTAGATGGTGCAGACAGAGATGGTTTCTTTACTTTCTTTGAACCTAAAGAAAACACAAGTTTTGAGAACAGTAAAGAAATGCTTCAGAAACAAGTTGAAGTTACTCAAATGCAAATTTGTGAACTTGCAGAGTGTTTTATTGAAAGAGAAACACTAAAAGAACTTCTTAAACAACCTATTAATTCCTGGAAAAGCTATATCACTGTTATAGCTAATGCCATTAACAAGACAGGTAAAGTAGGTAATGTAAAAGTAGACCTCTTTATGCAGTATCAAAAGAAGGTACCTCAAGGATACAAACAAGCTTTCCTTGAAGTTCCTATATTTGGTACAGCTTATTGGGGTAAAACTTTTGTACCTCATGTAGAGGGTGATTTTAAAGAACATTTTGACAAAGAGAAGTATGTACTTGAGTATGTTACTGAAGATGGCAAAAAACACCCTATTAGAAGGTCTGAAAGTAATGGTAAGTACTTATTTAACACTTCTGTATTTAACCAATTAGTTCTTTCTGATGATGAAGTAGAGCAAAAAGATGCTGCCCCTGAAGCAATTGAAGAAAGTACAGGAGAAAATTTAGATGGAGATTTCCCATTCTAAAATAAATAACTAACTTTGTAGCCAAAAATTAAATCTATGTATGGCTTTAAAGAAGGTTATAATACTTTAGAAAAAGAGTATATTTTTAGTTATCAGGAGGAGGTCTTTGCTGCTTTTATTAAAGATGAAATAGATGAAAAAAAGATGTATTTAGCTCCTTATAGAAAAGATAATAAACCTGGTTGCTATTTTAAATATGATGACAATGGTATATTATATTTTCATGATTGGGCTACTTTTACACATGGTGTCAATTGTATAGGTTTTGTACGAGAATGTCTTAATATGTCTTTTATGGAAGCTCTTAATTATATTGAATTTTCTATAATAAATAATAGTAAAAAAATTATTAATCCAATCGTTAAATACAAACCTGAAAGAAAATTAAATATAAAAAAAGATATTTTCATAAGCATTAGAAGCTGGAATAGTGCAGATAAGAAATTTTGGTCTTCTTATCAAATATCAAGTAAAAATCTATTTGAAGACAGAGTTTATGCTATTTGTGCTTTTTCAAGCTTTAAAAAAGATACTTTTGAACCTTTTACAATTAATACTAAACAATCATACGCATATACAGATTTTAAAGACAATAAAAAGAAAATATATTCACCTTTTGAAAAGGAATATAAATGGTTTACAAATTGTACTCAGAATGATATTGGTGGTAAATTTAAAGAGAAAGGCATATTAATAATCACCAAGTCATACAAAGATTATAGAGTCTTAAAAAATCAAGGTTTAAATGTGTGTTGGTTTCAAAATGAAGGTCAAGTACCAAATAATATGATTTTAGAAAAACTTATAAAAAACAAAGATAAAATCATTGTTTGGTTTGATAATGATAATACAGGTATTGGAGCAGGTAACTTAGTAAAAGATATTATAAATGACATAAAACCCAACATAGCTACTAATATTACTTTAGACCCAAGCTTGTTTAATAAAGGTATCAAAGACCCTTCTGATTTACTAAAAATAAAAGGTAAACAAGAATTAGAAAAATTTATTAAAAAAAA